GCTGAGGGATGCAGCAAAGGTACTGCGGAAGGCCGATGAAGTGCACGGATTCGCATGAATTCGGCATAGATGGGAGGAGCGCATGCTCCTCCCATCGTCTATGCTGTCGACGTTACAATTTGATCTTGTCCAAGCTGTCTTCAACGGACAGTTTGAACTGGCGCAGACGGTACAACAGGGTCGAGTACGCCTCCACTTCACGGGCCAACGAGTAGGTCAGGCTGATCAGTTGTTCACGCACCGGCTTGGAGACGGCGCTGTCGTCATCGAGCAGGGGCATCAGTTGCTTGCTCAGCTCCATCGCACGGCCGACGGCCTTGGTCACCAGCACCGCAGGGTTCTGACGGTCGAAGGCGCTGGCATCGTTGATGTTGTTGAACACCGGGGTGATGTCAGCAATGCGCTCCAGTACGCTGCTCAGAGAACGGCTCACCGTCTCAGTGGCAGGATTGAAGTACGTGGCCGCGATGTCTTGCATGGCTTTGGCCAGACCGATCTCGAACTTGTTGTTGTACGGGATGCCCGATGCGCCCTTGAGCAGTTCAGGGTTGCTGATCAGGTCACCCAAGCAGGTGTTGTAATCTTTGAGCATCCGAGGCAGGGCGCCCGAAGTCTTCACAGCAGCGTACAGGTCGTTGCTGAATGGCAGCCACAGCCCAACAAAGCCAAGCGGTACCACAACGTTTTCTTTACCTGCGTCAACAAAGCCTGCCTTGTTCACACCACGGATCAGGTTGGCCGGGTTTACCTTGCCTACACCGATCACGTCAAACTTCAGTGTCTTGAAGAAGTTGTCGGCTTTGGAGAAGAAGCTGTTGAAGCGAGCACGCGTGTCCATCAGGAACGAACCTGAGGCGGCGGACTCCATGGAGATGACATTCACCAGTCGCCCCAACTCTTCGAGCGACACGGTGTCCAAATCAGGGTACAGGTTATCTTGCATCACAATGACTCCGGGTTAAAAGAAAGTATTCGTTCATATCGTTTGCACTAACCTCTCTTTTGAGGTGTCTTTATCATGGAGCAGTACATGAAAGATCCATTTGCCAAGATGAAAAAAGCCCCCTCCCTTCGCCCCATGTGGAACATTGGAGCGGGCTTCGATATTCAAACGGGGAAGTTTTACAAGGGTAAACGCGGGGAGATGATCCTCTGCGGCGGCCTGAACCATTTTACCGGGGTAGCGGGTCTGCCCAACATGTTCAAGACGGTGATCTCGCTGTTCCAGCTGGGCTCTGTCATGAACCGTATCGCCTGTGCCATCATGATGGCGCATGACTCGGAGAACACCCTCTCGGTCAAGCGTATCCATGACGTGTTCAGCCAGTTCGAGAACCTGTACGGGAAAGACCTGGTTGACCTGTGCCGCTTGGCGTTCTCTGACGCTACCGTGTACAACGGTAACGAATGGTGGAACTTCATCCGTGAGTACAGCGCTGACCGCCGTGCTGACAAGGAGATCATGATCACCACGCCATTCGTTGACGAAGGCACTGGTGAGTTCGTGAAGATCCCTACGCCGACGCTGGCGTTCCTCGACTCGCTGTCCGGTTTGCAGACCGAAGGCATCATGGCGATGTACGAGAAGTCCGACGTGGGCCACAAAGACTTGAACATGGTGGCCATGAAAGGCGCCGGGGCCAAGTCGCAGTTGATCGACCAAGTGACTGGCGTGACCAGCTCCAGTGGTGTGCATCTGCTGATGACCGCGCACGTGGGCCAGGAATACCAGCTGGACATGTACAAGCCGAACGTGAAGAAACTCAAGTTCCTCAAAGGCGACCTGAAACTCAAGAAGGTGCCCGAGAACTTCAGCTTCCTGACCGCCAACTGCTGGTACTGCGTCAGCCTCTCGCCTATGCTGGACGGCGACAAGAAGCCCGAGTTCCCTCGCAACAGCGAAGACGACCTCAAGGGCGACACCGACCTGATCACCATCACGTTGGTCAACCTGCGTGGCAAGTCCGGTCCATCGGGTATCCCGTACGACGTGGTCGTGTCTCAGTCTGAAGGCCTCAAGCCTGAGCTGACCGAGTTCAAGTACTGCAAGGACTACGACTACTACGGCATCAGCGACCGTGATGGCAAGAACGCCAAGGGCAAGCAGTACTACCGTCTGGACCTGTACCCGACGCAAACCCTGCAACGCACCACCACGCGCAGTCTGCTGGAAGAGAACTACCGCCTAGCACGCGCCATGAACGTCACCGCTGAGCTGTGCATGATGCGCAACCTGTGGCACGACATGGAAGAAGGACTGTACTGCCACCCGAAAGAGCTGTACGACGCGATCATTGCCAAGGGCTACGATTGGGACCTGTTGATGGACTCCCGTGGCTACTGGGTACCGTTGGAGGAAGAGGCCGATCAGGACTACCCGTTCCTGTCGACCATGGACTTGCTCAACATCCGGGCCGGGACTTACCACCCGTACTGGTACGACGAGGCCAAAGCGCTGAAAGAGAAGTTGGCTGGCATGGGCAAAGCTGCGGTGGCTACCGTGGACGAAGCCGCCGCTGGTACGGAAACCTCGGCTGTCATCAACCCGCAAGCGCTCAAACAAGCGCTGGCTGAGAAGATGGCGCGCAAGGCGCAAAAGGCTGCTGCGTAAATACTTAAGCAGTTTGCCTAATTATCTGAGGCCGGATTGTCTTTTACTTTCCGGCCTTCCCCTTTAACGGAGACAGACAATGAACCCTGAAGAAAATGTGGTCGGTGCTGTAGCAGACGCTATCAGCTCGTCCAACCCTGCTGCTGCCATTCGCTTCACGCGTGGTTTCCACGATGCGAACGGTTCCCCCGATCAACAGATCAAAGCCCTGAATCGCTATTGGCGTGATGAGCTGAGCCGTTTGCACACCTCCACCGTCAGCGCGCGCACCTGCCTGGTCGATCAAGACATCGCACCGCGTGATTGGCTGCGTCACTTCCGTAACCTCGTTCTGCCAACCATTCTGGCCAACGATCTGCCACGGAGCTAAGACATGATCACCCGCGCCGACGTTACCGATTTCATCGTATCCAACATTGCCTTGATGATTCCAGGCGATGATTACAACCCCAATGTCACCCGGTCGCGGTTGGAAGCAATGTCTGATGCCGAGTTTGACGCGTACATGCGATCACTCGCAAAGCCTGAGACGGAAGAAGAGAAGGCTACCCAAGAGATTCTCCCGTTCGTCTCACCGCCGATGGATGACACCCGTTTGACCATGGACAACCTGATGTTGGTTGCCGACAACGTTGGTCTTAAGCTTTTCGAGCGTCTGTGGATTACTGATCCGCAAACCGGCGTGACTTACCTGACCCCCAACGAGTATCCGGTTCTGGATATGTTGGTGCGACGTCAAGCACAGATGCTCACCAAGAAATCGTCGATCCCTGAAGACGCTCGCCATGTGGACGAGATGTCTGGGCAGGTTACAGGGAAATCGAAGGGGTCCAAGATCTCCTTCCCAGAAGTACAGGCCCAGTTGGCCCAGAACCTGACCTCCACGCTGATCGAGGAAATCAAGATCCGTGGCGGTGATGAGTCCGCACAACTAGAGTTTGACCGTCAGTTGATCGAACATGGCGAAGCCAACATCGACGACGTAACGACCGATGGACAAGTCACCAAATCCACTTCCAACACTGCCATCCTCTTCCGGGGGATGATGATCGACACCGATCTTGACGAGGTTTAACCCCTGTGGAAATACCTAACAACACTTCCGCGGTGTACCTCAAACGCTTAGTAGATGCCACCCTCGAGTGGCATCTTATTTTTGCGTCTGACCGTGTACGCTCGCAGATGGACCCCAACATTCCCCGTGATCTTGAGATCTTCGTCGGTGAAGCACGCATGGTCCGTTGGGCCATGATTGCCACGGAAGATCAACTGGCCACGGTCTGGGATTCCGTTATGCCGGGTAGCATTGAACGTGAAGAAGACGATGACACCCCGCCTAAGCGCGTTAACGAGAACATTGTCGACTACGTGTTGCAGGGCACGGCCTACATCACGGCGATGGTCCCGATCCCGTCCGGGCATTGGAACGAGGTCATCAGTGATCTGGCCAAGTCGATCACGTGGCCTTACCGGGCAACCGCGATCAGCAACAACATCAAGGACCGGGCGGCCACGACCGAATACATCCGCACGTTGTTTAACGACAACCCGTGGACCCTGTTCATGTACATGCTGTCGATCACGCCGGTGCCGTTTGACACTGACACACTTCCATTGGATTTAGGCAATACATCATCTAGTGGAGAAACCCCATGAGTGATCCGGTCCAGAACGATTATCGGTTGTTACTGGATCTGGATGCGCTGTTCGATACACGCTTTGGGACGCTTCTGAAGATAAATCGGGAAGCGGCCTTGCTGGCTGTGCGTAACGGCTATCAGATCCGTGACTGGGACAACATGGAAGTCTTGACTGAAGGGAAGATCAAGAATGCTCACTTCGATAAAATCTACAGTAACCGCAATCGTGACACGCTGCAAAAGAGCATTATCTCTGGGATACCTCATGTCCTAGTGAGGTACATCAAGCAGCTGCAAGACCGGTTCTTGCGACAGGTCAACGTCAGCAGCATCAGCATCACCATCAACATCGCGCCGTACACGCTGCCCGGTCCCGACGTGCAAGCGATCGTGGAAGCCTTGGGGGTGATCATCCCTGAGCACGTGCAGATCAGCGCCGCCCGTGTCAACATGGACAAGCTGACCCCTGAAGAGCTGAAGAAGTCTTTCGACGGCTGGGTGACGTACGACTTTGACGCATGGATGAAGGTCCACCACGAAGACCTGTTGTTTAAGCGGGCTAACTCAGTGACCGTCATATTGCCCCAGCGCCACCTAAGTGCGCCGGAGCAATACAATGTCGCGGAGGATGCAGCCTTGAATCAGTTGGACAAGTGTGCGTTGCAGGCCATGGTGTTGGAAGAGTTCATTCACTTGGAGCATCTGCCCATCGGTGACTTCTGCTTCTTCACCCCCGGCAACTACACTTCCTCTTCTTCCTCAAGCTGATCGTCATCTTCAGCATCAGGGTCGTCGACGAAGTCGCCGTAGTTGAGGTTGTCTGTACCTTGCTTGGTATGGCCCGGTACGATCTTAGGCTCTGGCAAGGCGGTCTCGCGTGAACGACCAATGAGGTCTTGACGCAGGGCGCCGCCATTGTTGAGGTCCACGGCGAACGGGTTCTTGCCGCCCAGCAGCTTGAGCAAGGCGTTGGTTTGCTGACTGACCTGTTCGGCTTCGTTGACAGCGCGTTCTTCCACGTCGATCTTTCGAGTGGTCAAGGCGTTGGCATCGAGGTCGCGCAGCAGTTGCAGGTCCAGGTTCAGTTCCTTGGCATCGTCATTGACGCCACGGGCCAACCGGTGTTTCAAGATTTGTAAACGGATGCCCTGAGAAGTCTTGACGACATCAGCGGGGTCCGTGGATTGATTGACGTGAATAGGAGCACGCTCAGCGCCGAGGAACTCCCCGGTGCCTGCGGGCAGGTATTCGCCGTCTTTGACAAAGTCATCAGACATTTCGAAATTCTCCGTGCAGACGGTAACTAATCATAGAATCCCCCAGTAAACGCTTATGGAAGTCAAAGGGGTCATCGTAAAATGCTGAAACAGTTATGGGCCTGGCTCAACCCGCCACCGCCAGAACCCCCACCACCTGACGATATCTTCGCCCGTATCGAACACAACCTAGGAGCATTAACCCATGACGTGATGAGCAAGTACAACGTACGCAAAGCCATGCAGACAACGGTCACGCTGTCGAGCAGATCGCCCAGGGAATTGGCGGAGTGGTTAAGCAATGCCGGTCGGATTGTGGCCAAGAACGAGTATGTACCCGAGCCGTGGAAAGCCGGTGTACGCGTTGAAGACTTTTATGTCCTTGACAACTGGTTCACCTACGACGGCTTCATTGTGGACCCAGCAACTTGGCTGAAGGAAAACCAACCCCGTATCACTCGTCTGTTGAAAGCTTTCAAGAAATTGGAAGACGACGATAAAGAGTACTATCAGCGTAACTACAACTCTGTGCTTCGTGACACTGACTTCCTGATCTCGGGAATAAGGGCCGCAATCAAATGAGCACCTGAAACAATCAACCCTACGGATTACACTCATGAGCAAAGAACAACGCAGAATGATGGACGACCCTAATCGGTTAGTCCAAGAGTCCGCCAACCCATTGACCCGCCTGTTTCGCCTGATCCTTGCCAAACAAGACATCGGTGCGTCTCAGTGGAACCGTCGTCTGACCACCTTTCTGAAGTCACCTTTTTCACGGGTGCCGAAGAACGCCAAGGACATTGGTCAAGAACGAAATAACTTCAACCGTGCAATCTCCCGGTCGAGCATGACGTGGAAGACATTCCAAAAGGCCGTGCAGGTGATTGGCCCATTACGCTATCGCATCACCATTGATATGGAATGGCGTAACGGATCGAAGACAACTGTCGACACAGGGTTTATCACAAACCCACTCGCCGACATTGACAAGCTCACCAATCGTGCCTCGCCCGAAGAACTCGACCCTACCTTTGGAGACGGTGATTTCGGCCAATCTGACGACGACGATATCCTCGACGCTGACGATTGATCGAACCTCCCTATCGCACCAGGAACAACATCATGTCAACTGACAACCAAACGAAGAAACCCCCGGCCGTCCCAGCATTCGATCCTGAACAAGACGGTGTCTCGCACGTTAACGTATTCACACGCGGTCGGATGAAACTGGGGCGTGACCTCAGCAACTTCCAGGAGTGCAACATCGAGCACCCGTACTTCGGCCGCTTCCGCACCCTTGAAGGCCTGTGGCATTACCTCAAGACAGGCCGTAGCGAAGAGCTGTTCCGCGTCATGAACGGCCACGACTCGCGCAAGAAAGGCAAGGACATGGAAAGCTTCCACTATCCACTGTTCACCAAGATGTTCAAACTGGGTATGGTCGAGAAACTGGCCAAGAACCCACAGCTGCAACAAGAGCTGATCAAGAACACCTTGCCTCTGGTGCATTACTACAACTTCCGCGGCACGATCCATGTGCCTCCTCGTCACGAATGGCAGATTGAATTCTGGCAGACCCTGCGTGAAACGCTGATCGCCTCCGGTAACCTGGACGTAATCCGTGACGAGTTGATCGAGCACATCGATCGTACCAAGAACAACCCCGCCGAATTGGACGAGGTTGCTGGTAAGTAACACCCGCCATGGAGACCTTCGGGTCTCCATGGTCTTCCCTTTTCTTTTTTCTTTATTGGTGGTCACATGAGTTTGATTTCCACTCCGCTGTTCAAGACGAATGGCAAGGAAGAGCTTGCAACGGCAGACGTGTACAAACTCACGAACTCCGAACCCGTCAACAAGCTCTTTGAAGCCGCCAAGAACGTCGGCAAGAACATCCTGAGCGCCACTGGGGGACGCGATGCGCTGATCAGCAGTGTCTCATCGCTCATTCAGCTCAAACGCTCTGGAGCGACCGGTAAGGAGCTGTTTGAGCGGGGTCTGAACGCCTTCGGCACCAACACCCAAGCGTTGCTCACCCAAGGTGGGGGTTTCATCGCAGACAAGGCAGGTCAGTACGCAGGCATTGACCCGGCCGTCATGGACAAGATCAAGATTGCCTCGGACGGGGTGGTCAAGACGTACTCGGGCAATCAGGCCAACAACCTGCAACAGCTGCTGCGCTTGGCAGGGGACGTCTCGGGGAACTCTGAGTACACCAAGTTCATCAACATCGGGATGGAGGCTTCGCTCTGGGGTGCCACGATCAGTCAAGCGGTGGAGTACAACTACCCTGACATGATCAAGATGGTCTCGGCCAATGTTGACCCGGATGTCATGAAGCAGTCCATGATCTACGCCTCGGGCACGGTCATGCAGTCGGGGAACTTGGAAGGCCTGTTGTCCATGATGGATGTGCTCACGGTGGACGAGATCTTGGGCAACAACCCGGATTTCATCAAGACGTTCCTGTCAGGCTTCACCATTACCGACACATGGAAGCCAGAAGAGTACCCAGCAAAGGCTGTGCTGCTGCGTGACACGCTTAACAAGATCAACCCTACATGGGCCACCTTTAAGCGTCCCGTCGATCCTGCGCCCATCTACGACCTTACAGCGCTATCGATCATGAGTGCCGATGGCCGTAAGATCTTGACGCTGATCACCGAGATGCGTGATGCGATTCAGATTGCACCGAACTTCCCGGTCACCACCACGTACGACCTGTGTCGGAACCAGTACCCGTTGTCCGTTGCTGCCCTCAAGTAACAGCATACAGCCCGGAGCCGCAGTGGCTCCGGGCTGTATGTCGTATCACCAACGATCGGTCGAGAGCGAGAACGCTTTGATGACGTCCCCGATGACGCCGGAGGTGGCTTGCATGACCATGCGGTTTGGCGACTTGAGGTCGTCGAACTTGGCTTGCTGCCGTGCCATCCGAACTGCCCATTTACGGGCCGTGTTGATTTCCGCTTCCAGTGGCATGCCCGAGAGCATGGCCATGTAGTCGGTGTATGCGTTGTCATCGTCGTAGGTTGAACCGATGGTGGCCGAAGCCAACGCCGATCCGGTTTCGCCTGCCGTTTCAGAACCGGTGAACAACCCGGTGACCGAACCGATGGCGTAGCCAGCACCTTGAACCAGTTTCTCAGTCAGGGCGTAACCGGCTTGCAGCGGCATGTGCATCACACCGGACAAGTCGTCCACGGTGATGGTGACGTCGCAACCCAAGAAGTGACCTTGGTTGTTCCAGCCGATGTCACCCACACCACGCGTCACACTGAACGAGGAGATCAACCCCAAGCGAATGTGAGAACGGCCTTGGTTAAAGCACTCAACCAAGAACGGCGCTGTGTAGGACTGCTTACCGGTGGACAGCGGCACTGCCATGGCAAACAATGCACAGAGCGGCAGGATCAGGTTTTGCAACCGCGACATGGGGTCGCCGTACGGTGAGCGCAGCGGGATCGTGAACGTCGTCTTGTTGAAATCACAGGACGAGGAGTCGTAGATCTTCGGGATGTCCGCAAACGCAGAACCCGATAGCTGTGCCAACCCTTGTACCCCGAACCCTTGCATGCCCCCGGCGACGAAGCTCTTGAGACTGTTCACCGCCCCACCAATCAATCCAGTGGAGTCGATGTTACCGTCCGCTAAGCTGAAGCGGGTTTCACGGGCCGATGCCGAGAGGGAGTTGATCTGTTGAGAGATCGAAGACTCTTTACTCTGGCTGGAGAACGATTCCGTCTGAGTCCCGGTGTAGTCCACCCGGAAACTGACGAATTCAGAACCCATGCGATGCTCGGAGGTAAAGGCGTCCTTGGCTTTCTGCCAGAACCCATCACCGCGCTGCGTCTTCTCGAAACTGTCGGTGACCGAGTTGTCGTCGAACTTACCCAGCTCCGCCGATTCTCGCCAGACCTTGCCGTAGTCTTCCAGCGACGGACGTTCCATCGTGGAGTACACTTCAGCCAAGTCATCACCAAACAGACGCTTCTGCATGATCTTCTGCACTTGCGCGTAGTCGGTCACGCCGTCCAACTCGGAGTCGAGCAGTGCCCGTCGTTCGTTGATCAAACGCTGGCCACGCTGCGCAATCGCAAACACGTCGATACCACCGTTGGCCCGGTAGATCGACGGCATCATTTTGTGGAACGCCAAAACGTCGGCCGAACTGATCTTCTCGTTGTTGTCAAACAGCATGGACGCACTGTCAGCAATCGGTCGAGGGATCAAGCCCATGTTGGCCGCAATACCGTTGACCATCGAGGACACCGCATGCCAATACGGGTACATCGTAGGCTTGAGGTAGTAGTACTTGGACGCAGGACGTCGCAAGGCAAACTTCAAGGCCTTGCCTGCCACAATGAAGGGCATGAAAGGAATGGACCCTACAGAACCCAACGCCCAACCGAGGTTGTAGAAGAACCCGGCTGTCCGCCCAGTCCGCGCCATGGTGGCCGCCGGTACCGAGTAGTAGTTGGTGTAGTACGAGTACAGGTCGTTGAACTCTGCCATCCCGCAACGGAAGTGAACCCGCTGCATGTTGTCGTCGAACTTCTCACTGTAGACCCGACCCATCCCGTTGGACGTCTTGTCCGACGTGGTGTTGTTCTTGGGCATCTTCGCAGAGGTTAACTGCGTCCCTCGACCACGGTTGTAACTCATCGAATTGTTGTGCTTCAGGTCCGCGTACCGCGTGAACTGCGGTAAAGGGTTGAGCACGAAATTCCCACCAAGGGTGGTGTCGAAAGCCTTCTGCATCGACGTGGAGTAAATGCGCCGAGCACTCCCACCATCACCAAGCATGGCATCAGCTGGGAGCAAGAAGGCCGACTTCACCCAACTGGAATCGTTGATGGTAGTCGCAGCCATATTCAGCATCCTGGGTAAGACAATAAAAAGGGTGTGAGGGGTGTGACCCCCTCACACGTGTCAGCGCTTGGTTACCGAGACCACGGGCCGCGGAGCAGCACGCGGAGTACTCAGTGCCGGAGCCTGACGGGACGGCGGCGCTTGATCGGCATTGCTAGCAGGCGCGAGCCCACCACCGGAGAGTTTGGACACCAACTCCACCAGTTGTTGCAACTTCGCATCCGATTCCTTGCTGACCGACAGTTGTTCTCTAAGCACACCTTCAACACCGCCAAACGAGTTGGACATTGCTGCGTTCTGACTAGAGGACTGAAGTTCAGCGATCTCGGCTTGACGGCCGATGTTCTGCGCAGCCTGAGACACCTTGGTTGTGCTACCGGCTGAATCAGCAGGCGACGGGCCAGGGTCAGACACACTATTTGGCGTCGAGATGTTCGAGCCAGACGGTTGAGCCATCGACGGAGCGGCGGCTGTTTTCGGTGCGGATGGGGCGTTAGCCGGATCGAAAGACCCACCACCACCTGCACCACCAGGGGACTCAGAAGGCGCAGCAGAACCTTGATCACCAGACGCAGCCACTGCTGCACCGCCTGGAAGGGCTGCCATGTCTTGAGCCGCGTTCGGCTTACGGTGTTTTTGAAGCTTGTTGCTGAAGTCGTTGTAGACGTCAGCCACCGTACGAGGACGACCCGACTTATCGTAGAAGATGGTCGGGTTAGCCGCCGCTTGATCAGCACTCACGTGGTTGATGGCAGGATCACCGGGAGGCGCCACCAAGAACCGCTTGGCCCCACCTGACCCCAAGAAGTGAGCGAGGTACACGTCCGTGTCGGTCACCTTGCGCCCAATCTTCGCCTTGAGGATGTCGTAGTTCTCCTTGACGTACTCCAAGCCGAGCAACGCATTCGCCCGAGGGTCCATGGCTGTCGTGTTCGGGTTGATCCCGTACTTGGCACCGTATCGGCCCATCAGGCTGTTCCATGTGCCTTTGATGACCTGATAATAACCGGCGGCCGAGGAGAGGAACTTCCCAAGCTTCTTGGAGTATGGCCGTGCGGTTGGGATGTAGTTAGACTCCACCCCTGCAATGCTCGATGCCAACTCTGGATCGACCCCCACCATCTTCGCCGCTGCCAGAATGGTTGCTTTGTTAGCCTCCCACCCATCGCCAGACGGATTCGGAATGGCGTTGATGTCACCGGCAGAACCCCCGCCCATGTGAGCGATCGACCCTGCGTTGTCCATCGAGGTAGCGCCTACGGCACCGCCTCCACCCCCACTCGAACTGATGCTCCCTTGAGCACCGCTGTAGCCACCCATGGCCATCGACGGCGCACCTGTGCGGTTATTGATACCACCGACCTGAGGCGCTTTGGTCTTGTCATCCCCTCCCCCGAACAACTTACTGAACCACCCACCACCGGAATCATCTTTCGATGCACTGGCAGCCGCTTGCGGCGTGCTGCTCGACGAGGTCGAGTTGGCAGGACGGTTGGTCTGTGTCGGGTCTTGCTTGACCACGGTACCGTCTTTGTTCTTGACCTGATCGGCTTTCTTGAAGCCGTCTTCAGAGAGCAACTTAGGCGGAGTACGCGAAGCCAAACCGGTGAGGTTAGCATCGACCGACGCGGAGTCACTGTTGAGCCAGTACCCTTCCCATGGGGATTCAGTGACTTGCCACACGGACGTACCGCTTTCATCTTTAGCACCGACCATCTCTTTCAGGACCGCGAGCAAGTCGTCGTTAGACAGACGGGCCACGGCATCCTTCGCATCGATGGTGCTCCGAGCCCGCACCGCGGTGCAGTACTTGAGGAACGCCACGAGGAATCGACGGTAGAACCAGACGTAGGCATCATCCTGATTCTTGCCAGCCAACCCAAAGATGTTGACAAACTGATTGAACAGTTCGGTCTCATTGCCAATGAAGGCACGCTTCTGGGCATCGTACTTGACCATTGGCCAGGCCACGGTTTCCAGTTGCGAGAGCTGAACGACTTTGGCTTCCGCCATCTCCGTCAGACCGTACACTTTGTAGCGCACGGGGTTACCGAAGTCCAACCGCTTGTCATCAGGGCCTGCGGCCATGGAGGCCTCAGCGATGACATGCGCCCCACCTGCGACAGCAGCGCCCAACCCAATGCCCGGCATGATCTTGCCCGTGCCCACAGCCGCTGACACCAATTCACCAGGGTAGTTACCCCCTTTCTTCGGCATCGCCGCCATGCTGGCCGCGTTACTGCCCAACTTGGCAGCCGCTGCCGTAGCAGCCGCGGTTTCAGCAGCACTCAACGGTTTGGTACCGTCTTGCAGGGTCTTGTCCGCTCCAGCCTTCTCGGATTCTTTCAACTCCGATTCCAAGTCAGACTTGGCCGATTTGTACCAGTCTTCAACATCACCGGCGTCTTCGGTCAAATCATCCTCGAACGGGCTGGACATGTCGTTGAACAGATCGCTTTGATCGCCCAATTTCACGGCTTCAAGCATGTCCAGTGCTGGTTGCCCAGTCACCTTCTGATCCACGGTGGTCAGATCCATGCCCTTGGTGAGTTTAAACACCTGAGCCACATGCGCGCTGTACACGGTTTTGAAACGGGCGTTCACCCACTTCATGACCTTGGCCAACTTCTCCATGCTGTCTGGATCGTCTTGACTGATCTTGAAGCCAAAGATGGCCCCAAACTGCTCAGCCGGGATCTTGTTCAAGTTGATCGACACGGCACCGTTTTCTTCGACACGGGTGTAGCTGGCGAACATCTTCTCCAAGGCAAAGACCTTGTCCAAGTTCTTCGTGTCTTTACGCGGTGTCAGACCGTACTGTGCAAACCGCAGACGGGACAGCGGCGGCATGCGGTCTTTGTAACGCGACCACAACCAGCTGCCAATCTCGTACACGGTCCATGCCGCCATGGCCGCACCGATCACAGGCGCACTCAAGAGAGAACCTGCACCGATCACCGCACCCAAAGCCACACGCCCGAGCATCTTGGCACCGATTCGAGTCAGGGGGTTGTTCAGCAATGCACCACCGACCTTAAACACACCCTTCGTCAGTCCCCACGCGGCTTTACCAGCCCACCCAGCAACTTTACCGACACCTTTGATCAGCTTGCCGACCTTACCCAGTTTGTCCAGACCTTTCCCGGCCAGACGTTTGGTACCGTCCCACAGGCGACCGATCTTGCCACGAGGACGACCCCCACGACCACGACCACGCCGTCCACGGCGTCCTTCCCGTTCGTCACCGCCTCCTAGGAGGTCAGCTGCATCATCAAGGCCCAAGCCGTCATCGTCTTCGCCTTTCTCTTCGCCTGTCTTGTCGTACTTGCCCTTGCCTCCGAGGAGACCAGCCAGTAGACCGCCTTTGGCAAAGAGGCCACCGGTGGTGTATTTCGCACCTTTGGCTTCTTTCTCTTCCTGCTCTTTCTCCTTGCGACGGGAGAACAGATCCTGCCACGACCCTTTACGCACCCCTTTACCACCGAACTTACCGTTGAGCAGGTTAAAGATGTCGTACTGCACTTGGGCTTGACGCAGGGCGAGCATGGACATGTCCTTCTCGTAATCCCCGGTCATGTGACTGGACAGGTCAGCTCCGGCTTTCCCACGGCGGAAGATGTTCATCACCTTCTTGAAGCCACCGGTGGTCAGCTTACGACTGGCTTGCAAACCGGCCGAGACCAAGTTACCGCCATTGGAGAACGAGTTGCGCATGAACTCCGACGCGATACCCCGTGCACCACCCAACTTGTCCTTGCCTTTATTGGCCAGGTCATGAGCAGCTTGCTTGGCTTTGTCGTACTTGGCGACCACCTTGCCCTTGGCATCGGTCAATCCACCCGAGTCGATGAAGTCCTCGTATTTCATCACGAGTTTCTTCTTCTCATCCAGCACATTGCCTTTGATGTCGTTCCAGTTGGTGATGGCCTTGCCGGTGGCTTCGTCGTAGTACTGACCAGCTTTGAGTTTCCAGCCCAGCAAGCGTGGGTGAGTTTCACCCTTGAGGAACACGTCCGAGAACTTGTCCTTCGCGGCCCCTGCCAGATCCTTCGCCCCAGTAGAAGCCCGGTCGTACGCATCACGGGTAAAGTCTCCAGCCTGACCTAACAGACCTTCAGCTTTTTCCATGTTCGCGTTGTAGCGATCACGAAGGTTACCACCCAGACCACCAGCCCAAGCCAAACCACGGCCCATGGCACCAGCGCCAGCACCGAGGCCTTTAAGAGCACCCCAGCTCATGCGAGCACCGAGCTTAGCGCCGCCAAAGCCCAAACGAGCACCGCCTTTCAAAGCGCCCCAGTAGCCACGAGCAGCCAGTTTCCCAGCGCCCCATGCTCCGCGTGCACCCATCCCGGCCAACCCGCCTACAGCCCCGCCCAGACCGCCTCCGATACGAGAAGCCCAGCCACGTGCAGCACCGGCTGCGCCGCCAGCGCCCGACGGCATCATGCGACCGAAACGATCGCGCATGCGTTGAGCAAACCCAGGGCCATTAGCCCCGCCTGGCATTGGGCCGACAAAGCCACCACCTTCTTCGTGACCACAGCACGCTGTAGGTACACCGGCCACGTCCCATTTCTGGAAGATGCCGTGAATCGCCGCCAGACCTTGAACAGCATTCGCATTTGAATCACGGGTCTCTTTCAAGATCCCGATCAACAGCGACTTGCCACCCAGGTACTTCTCAAGGTTTACTTTGGCGGGTCGTCCTTTCTGGGCACGACGAGAGATATCATCACTTCGACCAGCGCGATCGGCAGGTGGTAAAGGATTGAGACTGTCGTCGTTAGGGTTACCGCCAGAAGGACCGTTATTACCCCCAAGACTCGGAGGAGCTTTCTTACTTCCTGCTGGAGCCGGTGGAGTCTGATCTTCTTCATCGTCTAAGGCCGAGTTCCAGATCTTGTCGTAGTTGATGCGGTCTTCACGCCCCTGCTTCTCGATGAAACCGAGTTTGCGAAGGTTGTCCCGCCCAACGACATCACTCAAGACACGAATGCGATCACCCGCTGCCGGGATCATGCTGGCCATTCGGATGAACTCATTCCGAATGTCGTTGAATTTCTTCTTGCCTTCAGTGGACTGATCGGACATTTTGCCGGACCAGTCAAGATCGAACGTGTCTACCAGCAACGAGTTGATCTCGTCAACAGCAGCCGCGTCCTCACCGTGATAGTTGGCAGGGTCTGCCAGACGATCCGGTTTCAAATCTTTGCCGTTCGCAACTTCATCAAGGATCTTGCGTTTAAGGATGCGCTGTGCTTTCGACGAGAGGGTATCCCCGCCGATCTTCTTGAGGAACTCTTCGGTGGAAGATCTGATGGAGTCTTTTTCCGAGCGGGAAATGATCTGCCGGGAGACGTCCTTCAGGTTCTCAGACTGGGTGGTGAATCCACCTCGCACAACACTGTACACTTGTTTCTCACTGTCCTTCTCGCCAGTGACGGCGACTTTGGTCCAGTGGGCGATTTCCGCCAGGTGCCCTGGGATGACTTCGATCAGCGTCCTGCGGGCGATCTTGTCAAATGTACCGGGTTCGTCCAGATCCATGACATTCGTGCCACCTGGACGGGCGTCCAAGGAAAACTTTGGCAGGAAGCTTTTAAAGAGGTTAGCGAGCACCCCTTTACCACCGGTGGCAGTGGTTTCAGACTGAGCAAACTCGTTGAGCTTCTGAGGAATCCCCGTGAAGGTGTTCCGCAAAACCTCACTGCCGCGTTTAAGCTTGTCACTCCTTTCCAACAATGGGTTCAGTGCCATGGCACCGTGATTGATCAGGGCATCACTTGCCTCTTTACCAATCGCCCAGCCAGCGAGGTCGGACTTGTCCATCCCCTCTGTCATCTGCTTGGCATCGGTGAGCGGGGACATGAAGCCCTGCACCATGCCGCCGATGTTGTCGGTGAGCTGCTTGCGGTAGTTCTGCGTGAAGTTGGAGACCGTGTTCAGTGCACCGCCCAGCAAACGTTGCCGAGCCATGGTGCCCATCAACTCTTTGCTGTTCTTGAACTTGATCTGTTCAGGCAGCGCGGTGTTGTGTTTGATCTCCTCCAGAATCCGGTACTGTTTCTCAGTGGCCACGGCCATCAAGTCAGTCAGCTGCTTGGTCGTCGAGTATTGACGGTATTGCAGCTCAAGGGATTTCTGTTGGTACTTCAGGTTGATGCTGTCCTGATACCCCACCAACCGAGCAATGCCGCGGTTGATCGAACTCAGGAACTTGGCGCTGGACTGGAAGCGGGCGTTTTCAAGTGCCTTGCCTTCCAGTTTCTCAGCTTGTTCATCTTTATAGCGGGCTTCATCGACAGCGGTTTTGGACTTGAGCAGATCGTTGAGTGCCGCGATCTCACTGTCGTCTTGTTCCTGCTGAAGTTGCTTGCTGGACTTCACCGGACCGGAGTACGGATCGTCTTCCAACGCGTCGTCAAGCTTCTTGCTCAACCCGCCGGGCAGTACGCCATTGACCTTGTTTTTTACCTTGCGAGCAAAGGCTTTACTGCTACGAATCAGCTCGGGAGAGTCTCCTGAGATCTTATCGTATAGTTCTTTAGAGTCTGACCACGCGGCATCCAAGGTATCGGCTGCGAGACCGTAGCCTTCCGGCATGGCCATCGAGACAGCGCGACGCAAGGTGGCGGGGTCTTTAATGTTCTCTTTTGCACCACGCACAGCGCCTTTCAAAGCGCGGGTGATGGGCTTACGAGAATTAGTGTCTACTTCGGGTGAATCGAATTCGGGAATATCAAAATCGAAATCATCGAGCCCGAACTCGTCGACTTCTACATTGTCCTTACCGCCTTTTCTGGCCATGGCCATCTCCCATTCGGGCTTGCATACCTAAGCCGCTGTTCATACCAACTGTTTAAAAACCATTCCATAAAAGGGATAGATCATGAAATACGCAGAAGAGCCCGCCAAGATTTGGCCCATGGTGCTCACTGACCAGCGTGTGAGAGGTCTAACGCCAGTCACCAGTCTTGACATCTACGAAGGTGCCAGCAACGAGTTTCATGACCAAGGTCTGTACTCGACGTCGATCTTCGGCCGGGTGGGTTCTGATTCGCGGGACTACACGTTCTCGTACATCGACCTCAAAGTCTTCATCATGCACCCCAAGATCTACCGCGACCTGATCTCCTTGAAAGGGATCTACAAAGGGATCTTGTCGGGACGTGAAACGGCAATCTTTGATCCGGTTACCAAGGACTTCATTGCCGACACCAGCGAGAAAGCCCAAACCGGTTACAGCTTCTTTATCAAGCACTTCAAAGAGCTGCAACTTCGCAAGAGTAAATCACCTACTCGCATGCTGCGGGTCGAGTTGATCAACAAGTACCGGGCCACGGCCATGGGGCGTTACATCCCTGTGATCCCAGCAGGCCTGCGTGACATCGAGATCAACTCTAATGGCTCGGTCTCCAAGAACGAGATCCACGACCTGTACTACCGGGCGTTGTCGATTGCCAACACGATCCCTTCTACCAGTGACATGGAGTCCCCGGCGTTGGACATTGCGCGTAATGCGCTGACCAACACCATGATGGAGATCTACGAGCTGATCGAAGGCATGCTCGGCGGTAAGAACGGCTTCATCCTCGACAAGTGGGCTTCCCGTCGTGTGGTGTACGGTACGCGTAACGTGCTGTCGGTTATGGACACCTCCATTGCCAACCTCTCGGACCAGAATGCGCCGGGCTTTGATGCCACCTCGTTGGGTCTGTTCCAGGTCATTAAAGGCCTGACCCCGATCACGATCCACCACCTGCGTAAAACCTTCGGCACCTTGATTGACGCCGGTGAAGGTCAAGCGCGGTTGATCAACAAGAATTCGCTGACCGGTGAATGGGTGTCGTTGACCCCTGAGACCCGCGATGCGTGGACCACCAAAGACGGCTTGAGCGGCATCATCGACCAGTACCAACTGGTGGACAACCGCGGTCGTTACGTGGAGATCGAAGGCTACTATCTGGCGCTCATTTATAAAGGCCCGGACAACAGCTTCAAGATCTTCTACGACATCAATGAGCTTCCGGCCAACCTTGACCGCAAGTACGTGTCACCCATTACGTTGGCCGAGATGCTGTACCTGTGCGGCTACAACAAGTGGAACAAGTACTTCGTGCAAATATGCCGTTACCCAATCACGGGCACAGGCTCCATTTATCCAAGCCGGGTCTACACCAAGACCACCATCGTCGGCGAGCAGCGTCATGAGCTGAACGACCAGTGGGAACCGTACGGGGACGATGATCACATCGCTCTGGAATTCCCGATGGCAGGTTCGATGTCCTACATGGACACTCAGTCGCCTCACTCCACCAAGCTGGCCCAGTTGGCAGCGGACTTTGACGGTGACACCGGCTCTGCAACCTTTGTCATGTCGAACCAAGCGCTGGAAGAGAACGAACGCCAACTCAGCTCGCGTAACACTTGGCTCAACAGCGATGGCAGCCTCATGGCTTCCTTCGACTACGACACCATCGGCTATGTACTTACCAATTTGACAGGACGGTTTAATCATGGCAGTAATGCTCCCGTACGAACGGTACATTAGACTCTTCGGCATTTTCCGTGCCGAGCAGCTGATGAACCCGAAGGTCCGCAGGATCGAGCGACTGGCGCTGCCGCGAGGTAGTGTCCTGCACTACCTGCCTCAAAACGAAACCGAACTGGGTCCTTCTCGTGAGAACCCATTCCTGGCCAACGTGCAACGGTTGATCTACGTTCAGCACGTCACCAAGTTGACCACAGCCGATGGCGCGCCGCGTCCCTCGTATGTGCTGCCCGGTCCGATGATGCAACAGTATCGTCGTGACAACATGCAGATCCGTCCGATGAACGATTACGAGATGGCCACCCGTGAGCCGCTCAACACTGTCGTCATCAACTACTCGATGGTCGGCAAGATGTTCAAGTACATGCGTTCAGCGCTGTCCTTGTACTGGTACTGGAAGAACATCCGTAACACGCTCTGGGACACGATCAACTCGTTGAACACCCCGCACGAGCGTCATCACTTCGTGGTGATGGACATTCCTAAAGTGCTGCCAACCTTGGCCGAGATTCGTCGGGCTGAGAAACGCATGACCCCTGAGCTGGTCAAAGTCTTCAACAGCCGTGAGCGGTTGGACATCTTGGACATGTTCGCGTGGTTGGGGAATGACCGTGAGAACACCCCGATGGGGCGTCTGTCGGAAGACAAGTTCACCACCACCAACATCATCCTGCGCAAAGACACCGGCTGGATTGCCATTAACTTGGGCAAACTGGATTCGTGGCGTCGTAGCGTGAAGCGGGCTTCGCTCGAAGGTGTGCTGGACGATCTGGCTTTGATGCAAGGTCTGTCCGTGTCGATGGCGTCCATGGACTTGGACGGTAACTGGCAGATCCGTGAGGCTGAAGTCGGGCACGTGTCAGATTCGTCGTTTGACTTGGTCTTTGACGACGGTTCGGTGCAAGCCATTCCGCACGACAACGTCTCGCTCGAATCGGCCAGTGGCCGTGGCCTTGATCCAAAGGTCTTGCAGATCCGCTTCTTGGGCCTGCTGGTCAAGATCATTGCCGCCACCAACCCCATCATCGACAACGGCAACCTGATCAACAGCGAAGAAGAGGAGAACAAAGACCTCGAAGAAGCTGAAGCCGAGAAACAGGACGACCGTGAGGCTGACCTGCAAATCCTCAAGAACACCACTGAGGACGGCTTGTTGATCGATGAGGAAGAAACCCTCTCTGAAGACCTGGACAAACAAGCCCGGACGGAAGAGAAAGCCATCATGACGGACGAGGACGGTGAGCTGATCATCGAAAGCGCGCAGTCAGTGGCTGAGAACATTCCTCAGGCTGTGGGTAACCGTAACATTGAACAGACCCTGACCAGTTCCATCGACAGCAAGCTCGACGAGCTGGTTGACAAGAACATGGTGTCGGCTGCTGAAGTGCGCCGCATGCAGCGTCTGTCCAAGTCCTACACCGTAATCAAGAACCCATGGAACCCTGAGCAGACCATCGAGGAATCGATGACCGTCACCCAGGAAGACTTGGTGTTTGCTCCGGCAGAGTCTTACCCGGACACTGATGCGGTCAAAGACAAATCGATGCTGCACTCGACCGTCGAGATGATGGACAGTCAGTACATCGAAAAGGTGATGAAGAAGGATATCCTCAACTGCGTCCTGTCTGTTCAAAAGGCAGGCATTGCGGTCACGGGGTATTCGGTGAGGGTGGTAGAGGATGCAGTCAGCAACTACGAAGTCCACACGATTCAGCTGACGCCGGTCACCGGCAAACCCTCGACCATCCAAGTGCGTGTGCCTGTGGTGGACAAACGAGGCGTGTACGTCTCCAACGGCCAGCGCTACCGCATGCGGGCTCAGAAAGCTGACGTGCCGATCCGCAAGATCAACCGTGACCGGGTGGCTCTGTCCTCCTACTACGCCAAGATCTTCGTGGACCGTTCTACCCGTTCGGTCTTTGACTACGACAAGTGGATCACCAACCAGATCGTCAAGATGGGTCAGGACAAGGAAAACACCACCTTGACCGAAATGCGGTTGGCCGACGTGGCTGACTACAGTCAGGACCTGCCTCGCATCTACGCGATCATCTCCAGCCGTATCATGGCCTTTACCTGCAACGGTCAGTACTGGTTCGATTACAAGAACCGGTTGAAGTCCAAGCTCTTCACGGAAGCGGACCTGACAGCCATCGAAAGCAAGTACAAAGGTTGGACCGCAGTTGGTCGTCGTGACAAACGTTACATCATGGTGGACCGCAACGATCAGTTCTACTTGGTCGACAACCACACTGACAAGGTGACGGAGCTGGGTGCAATCGAGGACATCCTCGGCATCTCGAAAGAGAAGGCGCCTGTCTCGGTGGCAGAAGTCAGCATCTTCGGTAAGGTCATTCCAATCGGTGCTGTGCTGGGTTACCTGCTGGGCTTTAACGCCTTGCTGGAGAACACCAAGGCCAAGTACCGGGTGGTGCCATTGGGCACGAACCTCAAGATGTCCGATGATGAGTACGCGCTGCGCTTCTTGGATGAGACCTTGGTCTTTGACAAGCTCGATCAGCGTAACGCTCTGATCTTCGGGGGCTTCCTGCAATACCACCGTCAGATCCGTCAGTTCAGTCGTCACAGCTTCAACGACAAAGACGTGTACTTCAACGTCCTGAACGAGAACAACATCGGCCTGCGTTACCTGCGTGAGTTGGACTTGATGAACGCCATGTTCGTTGACCCGATCACCAAGGGCGTCCTTGAATGGATGAAAGAGCCGACCGAGTTCATTCCGTTGCTGGAACGGGCCTGTGAGATGCTGGTCACCCGTTACGTCCCTGTCGCAGTGGAAGGGGCTGATGGGCTGATTGAAGGGCTGGAACGGGCGAAGGGCTACGAGCGTATTCCGGGTGCGATCTACAGTGAGTTGGTGCGCTCGGTGCGTGTCTACAACTCGCGTAACGCCTCGAACACTTCGCAAGTCACCATGAAGCCGCACGAAGTCTGGACGAACATCGTTCAAGACCCGGCTGCTGCGTTGGTCGACGACATCAACCCGATCCAGAACCTGAAACAGAAAGAGATCATCACCTACGGTGGTCGTGGGGGTCGCAGCAGCCGTTCGATGACGGCCGAAGCGCGACTGTATAAGGAAAGCGACTTGGGGTTCATCTCCGAGGCAACGGTGGACTCCGGTGACGTGGCTGTGATCACGTACATGCCGCCTAACGCTAACCTGACCAGTGTCCGTGGTACGGTGCGTACGTTCAAACCGGGTGAAGACGGTGCCAGTTCCTTGGTGTCGACCGCGGCGTTGATTTCGCCGTGCTCTGACCGGGATGACCCGAAGCGGGTTAACTTCATCGGCATTCAGCAGTCTCACGTGATCGCTACCACAGGCTACCGTGAATCCCCGCTGAGCACCGGTTACGACCATGTCATTGCCCAACGGGTGGACGACATCTTCGCCGCCACAGCCGATCAAGACGGTGAAGTCATCGAGAAGAGTGCTGAGCACATTGTGGTGCAGTACGCCGATGGCAGTTTCGTTCACCATGACCTGACCACGCAGTACGGGATCTCCAACGGTTCGGTCTACCCTCAGGTGCAGGCCACCACGTTTGAACTGGGTGACAAAGTCAAGAAAGGCGATGTGATCAAGTACAACTCGGGCTTCTTTAAGCCGAGCCGTTTCCACAAGCGTCAGGTGATGTGGAAAGCGGGCGTGATTGCCAAGACCGCGTTGATGGAAGCTTCCTACACCTTGGAAGACTCCTCGGCCATTGATGATTGGTTGGCTGATCAACTCAAGGCTCCGGTGACGAAAGTCAAGACCGTGGTCGTGCGTGCAGATCAGACCGTGAAGAACCTCGTGAAAGTCGGGGATGTCACGGATATCGACAGTATCCTATGCACGATTGTCGATGCCAATGTGGCTGATTCTGGACTGTTCAATGAAAAGGATTTGGACACACTTCGTCTGATGGGTTCCCCTTCACCACGTGCTGGTGTGGTGGGCAAAGTCGCCAAGACGGAAGTGTTCTACCACGGTGACCCGGACGACATGTCGGACTCGCTGTTGGAGATCGTTCAAGCCGGTGACAAAGAACGTCGGAAGAAATCCAAGCGGCTGGGTAAAAACAACATCACCGGTCAGGTGGACCAATCCCTTCGCATTGACGGGAACGGTCTTGACCTTGACCACGTTGCCATCAAGATCTACATCACCTACACCGAATCGATGGGCGTCGGTGACAAGGCGGTGTTCTGTAACCAGATGAAGACTGTTATTGGTCATCGTCTGTCTGGGATCAACGAAACCGAATCCGGTGTCGCCCTGAACGCCATCTTCGGTGCCAAGTCGGTCATTGACCGGATCGTTCTGTCTGCGATCATCTTGGGTATGTCCATTGCAGTCCAAACCGCCATCGGCGAAGCGGCTGCTCGGATGTGGATGAGCAACGATAAGTCGTAAGAGAAGTCCGGGGAGCGATCCCCGGATTGCTTTACAAGAATTGAAATCACAGGAATTTACTCATGAGCACTGCTATCGAATTCGATAACCTCACGGTGGCTGCGAACGCTGTGCAGTTGGCCACAGAAGTGATCGCCAACGTGTCCGGTAACCTGATCTCCAACCATCTCGATGGCGTTCCCGTGACGGAACGTACGATGTGTGCTCTGGCGGCCAGCGAAATCAACAACTCCATCGAGGGCGCCCGAAATGCTTAACCGTGTCAGTATTGAAGCAGCTCTGCCGGTGGCCGAGAAGCTGAAAGAGCGCGGCATCCGTCTGCTGCCTAAAGATGGCACGCCGATGATGAGCCTGCTGCTCTCCTGCAACCGTTCAGGTTTTGACCTGGGCATCTCTGAGAATGCGGACCTCGTGGGTCTGGTCTCGGAACGTTCCAAAGAAGTGGCGCATGGTCTGGCCATGACCGATCTGGTGAAAGTGGCTTCCGAATGCGTGAGCCGTACACTGGACAACGCCCGTAACGTTGTTCTGCCGCACATCAAGCTGCTGGTTGAGCAAGTGAGCGGTTCGGTCGAAGGTCGTCGTCAATCGGCCACCTCGCCGTACGAGATCGTCATGAAAGAGATCCCGGCAGCGTTCACCAACCAAGGCGTTATCGGCATGGCCGAGCGTTACGGTGTGCGTGACCTCAGTTACCCGCCAGCCAAGGTCATCAACATCATGGTCGTGGACGACATCATCGCTCACGCCAAGACTGGCATGGCCGGTTCTGATGCGGATCTGGCGAACCTGCTCTCGTTGAACAACAACGAAGGCTACGCTCAGGTGATGGACGTGCTCGCTGGCCGTAAAGGCTTCGGTGACATGGACTTCGATTATGCACCGGGTCTGATGGTGGTGGCTCAAGCCATCTACGACGAACCGGGTGAAGGCGTGAAGCTGGGCCTGCACGACTACAACGCGGCGCTGAACGCTGTGATCCATGCAGCAGCAGCCATGACACTGGCCCGTGCGGCCAACTTCAAGCGGTCCCGTGAACTGGGCCTGCTGTACGTCCCAGAGCGCACCTCGATCACTCAGGTGATTGTGATGGGCGAAACCTACCGCAAGTTGCTCGACGATGGCTTGAGTCCTGAAGTCCTGATCGGCAACGAAATGGCAGGTCGCAAGTACACCGCCGGTCAACTGATCGAAAACGCACAGGGTCTCAAAGCGATCTACGATCGTGAAATGAACCTGCGTGCCTTGCGCACTCAGTCCGAGATGTTCGGCATCTGCCGTAACGTGATCGACACGGCCATTCGCATGGAAATCGCCAAGCTTGACGCTGACAGCGTTGACACCGATATCCTGCGCACTCGCCTGTCGGCCGAAATCGACAAGCTGACTGAAGCCAAGTGCGGTGACCTGTACCAAGCGCTGACCGACATCGTGTGCAACGTGTTCTACCCAGAATCCGATGCCCGTTCTGTCATCATGATCATCAACCGTGTCGGTGCTCAGTTCGGCGGTGACGGTGATCCACGCGAAATCGCGCTGTTGGCTACGATCAAGTACGTCAACAACTGGATTGCTTCCCAACTGTGCATTGCAACCGCTTAACCCAGTGACCGGAGGGTTCGTCCCTCCGGTTATACCCAGGTGGAGAGAAAATGAAATCGAGCCAGTTTATCCGTGATGCTGCGCGCGTGCACAAAGCGCTTGAGGAAACTGCTGAGCGTTCGGTGGTAGCCCTTAAGCCAGTCAAAATGTATATCCCGGCTCGGTTTCCCCAGCGCGATTTGGCAGTCTTTGAAGATGAGATCACGCTGGTTGGTATCTGCGCGATTACACTGGACGACACCTACTTCATGTCGGCCATGATCTGCGCCCCTATTCGGACCGAGCCTACGCTGGTCAACACCGTGGTGATCGACGATGTCGAATACCTCGAGTTGCAGTACGAGCCAGGCGATCGCGTGATTGCATCGCTTGACTTGGTGAAGATCGACAACCTCATGTACCGGATCTACGACGAGATCATCGCCAAGGGCCGGGTGCCGTGGTACATCGGTTACGATGACCTCGGTCGTTTGTTTGACTCTGCGAAGAAACACGCAGGCGTCACTGTGGGTTCGACCCCTACAGTCATGGAAATCATCGTAAGCACAATCGCCCGTGACCCTAACGATTTGCGTCGTTACTACCGGCAGGTTGTTCAGACCAAAGAAGAAATCACTCAGAACCCTCCAACCGTCATCCCGCTGCGTAACGTCAGTTACGGGGCCACCAACACCATCGCTAAAATCACGGGTTCTCGCTTCGACGAGGGCATGACGTCGGCCATTGTCAACCCCGGCGACCGCGTCGAGCGTACTGAGCAGATTCTTCGGACTTAAGAGGTCATCATGACACAGATCGTTTACCAATGCGCCGCGATCAACGGCGTGAACAAAGCGGGGAATCTCTCCAAGGATGCCAACGGCTACCGTTGGGTGATCCTCGGGGCCCTGAACGCGTACAACTCCGCAGGCTGGTACTACTCGTTCGAACACGCCAAAGCGCTCTTCGAGAACAGTGCCGAACTGCAACGTCGTATCCTGGCCAAGCGGCTTCGTGGTGAGAACGGTCACCCACGCTTTGCACCGGGCATGACGCAGCTGCAATGGTTCCAACGGGTCAACGACATCTTCGAACCCAACATCTGCTCGCACATCTCCAAAGTGTCGCTGTCCTTCGACGGTCACAAGGACGAGCAGGGCAACAACATCATCCTGATCATGGGCCTAGTCGCACCAAGCGGCTCGGCGTACGCGTGGCTGGAGAAGCAGTTCGAAAACCCAGAAGAAGACGTGTGCTTCTCGATCCGTTCCTTTACCGAGGACAAGATCCTGGGCGGTCGTAAGACCAAGATGCTCAAGAAGATCGTCACGTGGGACAACGTCAACGAGCCGGGCATGTCCGACGCGTCGAAGTCCAACTCGATCCTCAAGAACGTCATGCCAGCGATGGAAAACCTGTCGCTCTCCGCCGACACCAACCAAGCCGATCTGGAAGTGAGCTTCTTCACCGACAGCCTGCGCGCTGAGCTGGAACTGTCCGCTGAGATTGCCCGTGGTAATGTCGCCATGGAAAGTGCCAACAACGAGCTGTTCTCCCTCGTGGCTGAGATCGAGAAACCGATCCGCATCTACGTCCCTGCCGCAATGAACTGGTGATCCCATGAAACCTTCGATCAATGACATCTTGGTCGGACGGGTCTCGCTGGAATCTGAACCTGACCTGATCCCTGCAATGGAATCGCTGATTGACATGGCCACCTTGGTGGACAGTCGCATCACGCTGGAAGGGTTCATCAACCAGTTCGAATTGTCTGACGGCAACATGGTCGACGTAATGGTGGTTGACGGCGCGTATAAGCAGTGGTTGGCCGATGAAGGGGTCGTTACGGCGGTTACCCCTCGATCGTCGCCTGAGGAGTCTCTGGCGGACGCTAGACGCACTTTGGCTGCTCTGCACAACCCGTCGCTTGAGTCTGACCTCGTTCAGATGCTCAAACGCACCTACGACGCAGTCTCCACGAACTTGCGCACGTTCGGTAAGAACCTGTTCAAGATCAAAATGGAACTGAAGGCCAAGCAAGACAGCATCGCGGCAAACCCGATCCTGCTGGACACCCCGGACATCTACCGCTTCTTGTCCAAGGACGATAAGCCGGTGACCAAGTTCGTGTCCTGCATTGATGACGACGTCAAGTTCATCGAAGCCTGCGAGAAGCATTACAAAACCTTGTTCGAGAAATCGACCGAGATGAGTAAGGTCTTCCGGGCGGCTGCGACCAGCATGACCGCTGAGACCATTCGGGAAGCCATTGACTTCTTTGACACCTCGTTGCTCGACCGTAACGGGTTTGAAGACTTGACCAAGTTCCGCTTGCTGGGCAACCGCGTGGTGGAGCTGGACAAGAAAGGCTACCCGAAGATCACCAAGCTGGCCGGTGATCCGATCAAGTTCACCACCAAGGCGGACGATGAGCACAACCTGACCGCAGGCATCACCAACGGGACCATCAATGGGTTCTCCATCGGTGGGGCGCCTAAGGCTGTGTTGGCCGTGCCGGGTATGGACGCTGTGGCAGGCCAAAAGGCTGTGACCACTGCGCTGGCCAAGACCGGTGGCGCGGTACCGTTCCCGGACTTCATGAAAGTGATGGATCGGGCTCAGGTGCTCAACCAAGACTCCGTGCGCTTTGCACAGATGGCTGCTTCCATGGGTGAACGCGTGGCTCGCCTGTCCGATGACTTGGATGACGCGTACGACAACGTGATCAACAAGGAAACCGGCAAGTTTGACCATGTGGTCTACCGGGAATTGATGGACCTGCACAAGTCAGCCCGTCGTTCGGTGTCGCAGTACATGTTCCTCGGCAAGCTGATTGCCACCATGATGGAAGACCACGCCACTTACGTGTACCGGGGTGTAACAACCATGGCGAACAAGGTGTTGTCAAAAGCCAAGTAACACATCCACGTTTGGCGGGTATTTCTATGAAGTGCCCGCTCTCTCCCTGCCGTTCATGGCACCCCGTTCCTTTAAGGATAGAAAGACATGCGTAACGATTTGCTGACCAACGCTTTGAAGGTCTCGCTCGAGGAAATCGAAGAGCAACAGGCTTCGGCCGACCTGCTCGAAACCCTCGTGGAAGAGGCCAACGACCTGGACCCTAACACCTACGTTGCCGAGCGCATCGAAGTGGAAGGCGACGTCGGTACTCTGGTGCAAGAAGCTGCTGGCATCGAAGAAGCTGGCGTGGAAGTCACCCACGAGTCCCTGGACGCCGCTGTACGCCTCGCCAACGCTGTGACTGGCCGTTACGGCTTCCGCATGAAAGACACCGGCCTGGAGTCCTTTGGCGACGCTTCCGCCCGTGCTCCTCATGTCGTGGCTCAACTGCGCAGCCAAGCCGCTTCTCTGGAATCGGCCGTTGACGTGTCGCTGGAAAGCTACTCGGTCAAGGACCTGTGGGACCACCTCGGCATCCTGAACCGTGAAATCCCGAACATGGGTGACAAGATCGCCGTCCTGAAGAACTACAAGGGCAGCGCCAAGATCTCCATGGGCAACCTCTGGAAGATCTTCCAGGTCAACAACACCATCGCCCCGAACCTGACCGGCGCGGCCAGCGACACCGCCAGCCTGGTTGACATCATGCTGCGCCTGGGCGAAGAAGCCACCACCAACGCTCAGAAGGCCGCTGACGCCGCCTACAAGATCGACTGGTCCGATGAAGCTGAAGCCGAGAAAGGCCTCAAAGCCATTGCCGCGCTGAAGAACACCGGTAAAGAAGCGTACGACAAGCTCGACGAGAAGTGGACCCTCTGCAACCGTCGTCTGAACGTCAAGCGTTTCGACCTCAAGGGCGGCGAGCACCTGAGCAAAGACTGGTCCAACGGTTACAGCCTGAACGTGTCCTGGCCAAAAGCCACCGGCATGGAAATCGTGGCCAACCTGACCGGCAACTTCGGTACGCTGCTGTACCTCATCGTTCAAGGCTCCACCAAGCGTGAAGTCAAGATCGAAGACATGGTCACCGCACTCGAGAAGATCAAGGCCGTCGCTACCAAGACTGCTTCGATCCGTAGCAACGCTCCACGCAAGTGGGCTGCTCACAGTGCACTGGTCAAGAAACTGCGCGCCGACGTGCGTGGCAGCGACAAAGCCAAGATCGCCATCCGTGCGATCAGCGAACTCGATCGTCTGGGCTGGGAGTGCCTCAATGGCGCGTTCACCATCCTGTACGCAATCGTGCGTCAGCTGAACGACGCGGCTGACTCCGTGACCAAGGCTGCGAAGAACCGCTAAGCACTGGACACCCCTCTACGGCATCGGCCGTAGAGGGGTGTTTATGCCGTCTGTTATTCGATTCGAAAAATCTATGGCAATACATTGTACATGTGAATAGAGAGACTAATCTCTACCTAACCCTTGTTCTAATGGAGAACACAGCATGAACATCATCACTATCTCGCGCACTTCCGAAATGAACACCCTGCAACACGTGGCTAACGTACGCAGTTCCAGCTACAGCATGGAAGTTCGCTTCGGCACCAGCACCTTCGGCGCTTCGAAGGTGAAGTTCAAAATGGACAGCCGTTCGCGTAAGTGGAAACTGTCTGAAGTGGAAATCGACTACCGCTCCACCTGGTTGATGTTTGGCACCGACTACGAAAAGCTGTCGGCTGCTGAAATGCAACTGGTCGGTGCTGCGTTGATCGCCACCAAGCAAGACGTGGTTCTCTGCGGCGATGCGCTCATCGCTCTGGAAGAATGCCGTGACGCTGTGATCGTAGAACGTACCGTGTACGTCGAGCGTCCAGTGGTTGTTGAACACCGTCGTCAAGAAACGACGACTGTACGCCGTACCGTGATCACCAGCCATAATCCAGAGATGGATGCAGCTGTTGCCCTCGGTGCTGCTGTAGGCGCGGGCCTGGGGCTTCTGGGCTCGATCCTGCGTAACCGTCATTAAGTCTAAGGAGACTGTCATGAAAGAGATTGCCTTCCTCGCTATTGGTTTCACGTTCGGTGCCCTGTGGATGAAAGGGCGTCGTGATGATGTAGACCTCAAGAAAGAACTCGAAACCCTCCGCGCTAAAACTGCTACTGCCTAAGGAAATACTGCCATGACCCACAACCCTTGGATTGACCTCGCTGTAATCGTCGGCTTCTTCGTGGCGTTCGGCGTCATGGCGTACTTCGGCGACAAGCTGCGCAAACCTGCTCCAAAGCAACAAGCTACCAAACTCGCGTAACACCTAACCCAACCATTCGCTACATCGCTAGGAGATTCACCATGTCCGTTATGACCGCTATCAAAACTGCTGCCGAATCCGCTCTGGGCCTGATCAAAGCCAACCCTATCGCTGCCGCTGGCATCGCGGTGGGTTCGGTGGCTGTCGGCTACGGTGGCTACAAGGGCGTCAAATACCTGCGTAACCGTCCGGCCAAGCAAACCCCAGGCATTGCTGCTGTGGTGGCTGCAAACGCCGCTGAGGCTGCTCCAGCAGCTCCAGTGCAAACCGCTGAGCAGGTCGCTGCCCAACAGTCGCACGCACTGCTGAGCATGACCCGTGAGCAAGCCGTTGAGTCGGGCCTGCTGGATGAGTGGAACATCGCTCTGAAAGCCAGCCTGCGTGCCAAGAACAAGTAAGCAGACCCACTGGGAGCCTTCGGGCTCCCAGTGATTGCTTTCTTTTTTCTTCGATTGAAGATTCCTTGAACAATACATTATCAAGGGGAGTAAGGATGTAAATTAAAACTCTGCACTCATCTGCTGTGCGTTACACCCGGATTAATCAAATTCTCAACAAGTGGAGCAACACGATGTCGACCAACCTGGAAAAAGTACCAGCCCACGTTCTGGCCCTCGCTGCGAAAATCAACGAAGCCATCACCTACGACGACGACGGCCAAGGCACCCTTCCCGAATCCTTCCTCGCCGACAACCTGCCTGAAGACGTGACCGTCGATTCCCTCAAGCGCCATCAAGAAGTCGAGCTGGACTTCGGCGACGCTCTGGTCCTGGGCAACGGCGACAAGTCCAAGTCGCACCTGCAAGCCAACAAAGGCATTGACCGCACCACCGTTTCCCTGAACATCGGCCACGATCAGCTGCTGGCCAGCTACGATCGCAAGGTCATGACCCGCGCGCCGGGCAGCACCGAAGAAAAGCCGAAGTACGGCGCCTCGAATCTGAAGCTGGTGAGCGGCATCGGCCAGAAACGCGGCAACTTCAAGCGCATCCAGGAACACCTGGTCACCGAAGCTACCTCCATCTTCGGTCAGTAAGCGCCAAGTAGCGACGCCACTCAGCCGTGAGAGCGGCTGAGTGGTTCTCTATGCAGGACTTTTGTTTTGCCCCCGTGATCGATTCCAATTAATTACGGCGATACATCACAGGTATGACGATGGGCTTGTCACCTGCACTTAACCAACAAGGGGATAACAATGCTGGGCCACCTTACCGAAGAAGAACTTAACCGCCTCTCCGCCATTAACCGTTGCCGGGCTCTGGGACGCCCGCTGAACCTCGAAGAACAGTTCGCACTGAAACTGCGTGGCTTCGACTGGACCTACCGTGAAAGCGACAGCGCCAGCGTTTCCCGTAATGGGGCACGCAAAGAAGAAGAGCTGATCGCTGACATCGACGACAGTGATCTGGACGACGACGTCAAGATGAAGTTCCTGAACCTGTTCACCTCGTCTTACGAGAAGCAGGCGCAAGTGCTGCGTGAGTACAACTGGCTGGACCAGATGCAGTACGTGGACAAAGACCCTGAAGGCGGCCGTCTGGGCCTGTACTTCAAAGGCGTCACCGACGAGCAGTACCGTGTGTACAGTGCGCTGGTGGAAAAGCTGAACAACCTCGGTCGCATGGTGAGTGCGGCAGGGTGCACTGATCGTCTGCTGATGACGGACGATACGATCAACTTCACGCTGTTGCGTGAGAAAGCGATGGACCTGCTCAAGAAGCACAAGGACTGCTACTACTTCGGTGTAGCGCTGCCTAACGTGGCTCAAGACCTGCTGGACGAGATCGTTCGTCAGGACAAAGCAACGCTGGTGACGATGGTCAACGATGGCGCAGCCAAGGTGTTCTTCAACTCCTTCAACTGCGACAGCAACAACCCTGATGGCGTGTGGCACCTCAGCATCCAGACCAACAACGATTACAAGCAGACCTTCGGTTTCTTCCTGAACCCGCAGCCTACTCGTCCTCGTCGTACCTGGGTACCGAAGACCCGCGAGACGGATGCCGGTAAAGACTTCACTGACCGCAGCCAGATCCTCAAGCAGCGCCAGATGGATGTCCAAGAGTATGTGGAACGTCCGAAAGCTACCATCCCGGCTGCGCCTGTAGCCCCGGTGCGTACCAAGACGCCGATGGCATTGTCCAACCGCCCGATGGTCGTGGAAGACAAGCCGAAGGTCAAGTCCCAGAAGAAAGCGCCTACCAAGCGTAAGGAACGCACCATCCTTCGCGAAGTCAAGGCATAAGCAGCCACTCCACACGGGTCTTCGGGCCCGTGTGTTTATTTTTTGTCGAGGAGGTGTTGTTTGTCTACGTTGCATAACCAGCTGTACGGAAACCTGATCGGGATTGTTCTGTACAACCACTTGGGGTGTTTTGACCTCGATGAGCGCAACACCGTGTACGAAGGCGATGACATGCCTGAAGGCATGTACGAACCCTTCATGCGCGTAGAGATCAAAGCCAACTGGGTCACCGAACCCATGGGCCGGTTGCTCAAGATCCGTTTCATTGCAGGCACGGTTGAAGAGCCCTTCCAGGAATGCAGCATCACGCTGTGCCCCGAGATCCCAAGTGGGGTCATCATCACCCACCCGTTGCCCAACATGGAATACTCCATGTGCCACATCTTCAACACACTGACTCACTGGTGCGTTGAACTGATGGCAGAGAAAGAAGGCCTGCCCTCTTGCTGCTGCCCGGATCGTCCTGATGATCACGGTCATGGCAATTCCTGCGGTGTACCGGATTACTCGGCTAACGATGCCTTCAAACCTGACTTCACTGTCATGGAGAACCCTGCTCCCTCCCCACCGAAAGCAGACAACGTCTTACCCCTTAAACCACGTTTGCGGGTAGTGAAGAATGAAACACCAAGCGACTAAGGATGACATAGCCCTAGAAGCGCTCCTGAGCGCCATAGAAGACGACATCGAGTACGTTGGCTACGGTTATGGCACTCAGCATCTGTTGGATGACCTAGGCCTTCCAGCGACGGGTTTAGCGCTACGTGAGTTCCTATCGGTAGACGCACGTGGCTTTACCTTTCGCAGCTTTGGCAAGAACATCGGTTACACGCCTTACGACCGTGAAGTCAACTGGCGAGACAACTCCGGCTGGCGGCATATCTTCGTGTCCACCAACCGTGGCGATTTCTGTGTGGCCCGCTACACCCACTGAATAGACAACATACACCCCCGGCCAGATGGCCGGGGGTGTATGCTCTTTCTTTTTTGCTTCCCCATCGCCCTTACGGACGGATGAAGTTGCGGTTGAACTCAGCCACCTGCTCGGTGTAACCCACGGTGCTGTAAGACAGCACGTCGGCGTCGACCGCGTTGATGAACGCAGGCTTGAGGTTCGGGTTGGTGCCGGTCTTCACCATGCCGTCCAGAAGAGTCTGGGCGAAACGGTCAACCGCCAGGCCAACTTGCTGAGTACCGGTCCACGGAATGGTCAGTACCAGTTCTTCACCATCAGCCGTCTTGTCACGACGACCGGTGAAATCACCAGCGGTAGTCGGGTACATGTTGGTGATGAGCCAGGCCGCGTTCACTTTCGTGAAGGTTGGGTCCGGTTCCATGAAGATGGCGGTCATCGAGTAGATGTCCGGCAGCAGGTCGGTCGGTGCGTTGGCACGGGTAGCGATACCCGGTACTTTCGAATCCGGGTCCATGATCAGCTCGGTGATCCAGCTTTCGAAGAAGCGCTGGATCGGACGGCCGTACTTCTCGCGGACCGTCATCGACGGGTCGGAGCGCTGACGCAGCACGTTACTCGGGGTGTGCTGGATTTCGCCAGCACCCGAGACCGCGCCTTCAACGCTGTTGACCGTCAACGTACGGTTCAGGCCATCCCAGGTCTGCGCGTGCATCTCGCAGATCCCTTTCAGGGCCTTGTAGTAGCTGGCAGGGTTGTCCAGATACTGGAAGCCACGCGGTGCTTGCAGCACTTTCATGATCAGGTTACGACGAACGTAATCCGTGTTGGCATGGAAGTAGCGCAAGTCGGATTGGTAGGCGTTCTGCCCACCAACCGCGAGGTTTACCATCGGCGAGTTGACGTACTCGCCGTACCCCTGGCCATTGCCAAGGAGCGTGTCGCGGTAGCGAGCCATTATGCGGTCTCCGTGGTGGTGTCAGTACGACGACCGGCGATGATGGTCAGTTGTTGCACCGTCTTCATGCCGTCGAACAGACCTTCGATGTCGGTGTGCCAGCTGTACCCACGGCGAGTATCCGCAGCGGTGTAGTACGACGACGGCGTAACATCCGCACGGCTGTCGTAGCTGTCTTTGACCTGAGCCTCGATGAAGCGGTCCACACGGTCTGCGTATTGCAGCGCGGTGAGACGGCTGTCGCCGGTGTACATCCGCCAGGCCAGTTCACCGATACGGTTCAGGTGGCAGCAGATAGCCATCGGGTAGAACGAGTTCAGTACCGAGGTGTTGTCGTGGTAGATGGTCTGGATGCCAGGGAAGAACACCGACCCGTTATGGTCGAATGGCTCAGCACTGGTGATACCGTTCTGCCAGTCTTTGTTACGCGGAACAACGTTGCGGAACTTGGCGTTGTGGTCGATGAACGTACGCACCACGCGGTTTTCTTCGTTGTCGGTCGCATAACCGGTTTTCATCTTGCCGCTGGCATCGCCCATGTAGACAGCCAGTTTCACCGCCCAGTCGATCGTGAATGGCAGGATGCCTTCGTAATCGGACTCGAGGTAAGTACCGGCGTGCTTCATGACCACAGCGCGGCAGGCGCCGGTGCCGTAGTACTCGGACTCTGGGATCAGCTGAAGCGCGTTACGAATCATCGCGCCGATGCTGGAATCTTCAGCCGGAGTGTTGAGCTTCTCGTTCACGTCCTGAGTCGAGGCAACGACCCAAGCGTCTGGACGAACGCGCATGATGTTACCCATGAGCATTTTGGTCTCTACGGAGAAACCAGTGTCCACGAACGAGGACATCGGGTAGCTGGCCTTGTCGCCGTACGGCACCAGGCCGTCGCCGAACACGTTCAGCTCATCGCGCACCAACTTGTCGTAGGTGTCTTCCTCGATGACGCCATCGCTACCGCCCAGCAGCCAGTGGTTGGCAGACTCGCCAAACAGGGCACCACCGGAGGACGGACCTTCGATAGCGTAGCTGTAGTACGGGATTCCTTCTGGGGAAACAGCACCCAGCAGGTTGATGGTTTGCTCTGGGGTCACTTCGGACGTGATCAGACCGAATTCCTTTTCCTTCGCGTAGATCAGGTCCAGAACGGTTTTCACGTTGTCCTGGTAGACCTTGAACGAACGGATCGGGCCGTAACCGGTGAACGACGCAGGGTCCTTGCTTTCGTAGCCAGGGAGGATGCGCTTGTCGACCGAGTAATCGATGCCAGTCTTGGCGTTCTTCACGCCTTTCTTCAGGCTGAAGTCGATGTACTGCTCGCCGTCGAGGTTGCTGATCACCGAACCGCCGGTGCTCGCATCAGCGCGGGTCAGCGCGTAGAAGCGATACAGGAAGCCGCCTTTCTCTTCGATCAGATCGGCGTCGGTAGGGGTGGCGCTCAACATGGTTGGAGCGACCAGACGGAAACCGGTGTTGGAACCGCGTGCACCGTAGAAACGGGCCTCGATGTCGAAGATCGGGTACATGGTGGATTCGGTGCCGTCAGCGGCAACCAGACCACCGGTGATTGGCTTGCCTTTGCCGATGCCGTCTTCGTCGCTGATGTCGATTTTCTCGATCACGAAGCGACCACGGTAACCGTCAATAGCAGCGCCTTCTTCTACCAACTGACCGTCGGTTTTCTTGAAGCTGCCGTCGGCATTTCGGGCATATTGCTTGATCTTGTCAGCAACGATGTCCAGCCAGATACGGGTGTTGGCCACCGAAGCGCCGGGAGCGAGCAAACGGCGAACCAACGCCATACCGCCCACTTGCATTGCTTTCTGAGCGAAAACGCTCTGGTGGGTATAAAGCGGATTGTCCGCTTCGAAGGACTCAGCACCGTAAATAGTGCTGAAGCCCGAGCCTGTGACAATGTGAGCATTGTCTTCAGGACCCCAGGCTGTCATCAGCGGGGTGAACGGCAGGAAAATCGGCAGGGTGCTGATCTCGAGCGGTTGACCACGGCCACTGACATCCTTGAACCCAAGAACTTCCGTTCTGGGCAAAGACGAAGCCATCGTTAACGACATTTCATGTCTCCCATGGGAAAAATATCAACTTCGCGCGTGAAGTTACGAATGGTATGGCCCGCACCTACTGTTTAAGTAGGCAAAACGGTAATCGGGAAATCGATACCACCACCACATACTATTTTGTATTTTTTTACTAGGCTCTGGCTTAAGAGGTTTAGCAAATGATCGACAGTCCCTGGAAAGCGACAAGTTTCAAACAACACCTCACCACTGAGCTGGTCAGCGAACTGATGCTTGCACAAGCAGGCGGTCGTGGCATTGTCCCTGAAGGCGACAATGTCTTGATCGTTTCTCCTCATGCAGCCAAGGTCCCGGTGTTCAACATTCCGGTTACCCGCCATGAGTTGGGCGACCGTAAAGCAGCCAACTCCGACGCCGTGTTCATTGACGGCCGCTCCTTCATGAAGAAGGATTTGAATCAGGCCGGTGGCCAGATTGTCAACAACCAAACGCAGTACGATTTCAGCATCCGCATGGCAGAGCTGACGGCGTATTGGGTGCAGCATGAAGCGACCCGTTTGGACCTGATGCGTACCAGTGACATGCCTGCTTCCGTCTTCATCGCTTGGATCAGCGGAGCCGCTTCTCGGAACCTGAGTCTCGATGAAGCCACTGCCCAAGTGCTTCAGATTCTGACGGGAATTTATTACGCCCATCTATACCATGATGAAGCAGAAGCTACATCGCCGCGTGGCAAGGGCACTATCACCAAGCTGGTTCAGCGCTGGACCCGTGCTCCGGTAGCCACCGTGGCTACCATGGTTGAGAGCTGCTCTTACATGGGTTCGCTGCCTGACTACATCGAAGTGGTCAAGCAAGTCTTCGCTCAAAACACCCGTGTGTCGCTGCTGAACAACGCCCTCATCGTCATGACCTTGAACAAGTCGTGGATGGGCTTTGGTTCGGAAGATGTGATCGCAGCCTCGCTCGAATACCCGGCTATCTTCTTGGCCCTCGTTGAAGCAGCCAGCAACTCCAAGGTCTTCCGCCGTTCGAGCCTCGGTCGTTTGGTTGAGCGTTTCGACACCGGTGACATCGGCAAGAAATATTCCCAAGCGTTGTCTGTGCTGGTAGGTCGGAACCGTTACCCGGCAGGCAAGTAACGCTTAGCATTTAAAGGTGAGTCCATGACCTCCGATGACTTTTTGATTAACGACGCTTACAACCGGGTGTGGTGCGCCCCTGAGCAGGACAGACAGTTTCGTTTCTGCCCTGCACGCATCAGCAAACCCATCGGGGTTCGTGGCAGTGTCGACTTGCTCTGGACCCGGTACGAGTTACCGACCCAAGGCGAGTGGTACCACGTGTATCAGGTCGGTCCGATCATCTACGAAAACTTGGGCTTGAACCTGACCGATTACGTCTGGACAGCGGCCAGTGTTGAGATGGTCAATCAAGACCTGATCATCGACGTGTACACTGAAGGCGGACGCATGGTTCCTCGTGAACGCGTCTACCTGTTGGCCACGCCCGATGGCAACCTGAACATTGCAGTCAAGGCCACCACTCAGATCGGCGACTTTGGCAGTGAGAAGCTGTACTTCCGCTTCTACTCCAACGCCTACTTCAACCGTGAAGATGAAGACGACGCTCAAGAAGGCATTGAGTACCGTTTTGTCATTCCAACCACGACCGACAGCATCAGCTCGATTTCTCGTGTGTGGCGTGACATTCAGATGAAGTCGGGCAAGTGCTTTGCCTTCATCAACGGTTGGAAAGTGCAGAGCATCAACACCGCCACGGTTAAACGCGGCGACTTGGTGGAGATCGTGCGCGACTCCTCGATCCGGGAGATCTTGGAATTTGAAGTGCGCTCCTTGCCGCTCTTTCTGTCGACGCTTGATGCCAAGCAGAAGTACCTGATCCACCGTCCCAAAAATGGCGATGACCTGATCGAGTACCGGGACGATCAAGACATCTTCTTGATCAACCGGGCCAACGTCAACACGTACAAAGGCGTGTACTTCCACAAGAACGCGGAAGACTCCATGCGCATGGTCACCCACCGTGACTATTCGATCCCGACGGCTTACGTGGAACGCTTCAGTTCGAGCAACCCGGATCTGGGCCTGTCGAACGTGTTGACCGTCCAGTTGATCTTGCGTCACTCCGGGATGGACAAGTTGCTCATCGACGAAGCCCATCACATCCGGGAGCTGTATAAGCTCTCAGAGAACGATTGGATGGAAGCGGTCATCGGGACTGATGCCAACGTCGATGTCTGGAAAGCCGCGTCGCTCGAAGAGTCGATGTACACTGCCCTGATGCGTGCGTACGCAGGTAAGGTGACCCGCACCATGGTTGAGCAAGCCTACGGCTACAACGCCATCAGTAAGCTGCTTGCCGATACGCCGCAGATCATCACCGACGTCAACCGTTGGGTCGAACTGCCGTTTGGTCTGCGTGGTGAGTCCACCGTGTACGAGTACGACGCTGCGGGTCTGCTGATTGACTGGCACCCGAACGTGAACGTGCAGTGGTACGTGGCGCGTAACCAGAACGCTCGTTACGTGGAAGCCTTCATTGGTAAAGGTGGCAAGACCACCTCCACGATCTACGGCGAAGACGGTCCGGTGCCTGCGGGCATCAATTACCGGTTGTACACCTGCCCGATTGTCAACGGCATTCCCGACGGCAACTGGAAAGATGTCACTGGTGACACGACCAAGTACAACATCGTAGGCGGTCAGATCGTTTGGTCGGTCAACCGCAAGCAGACGTTCACCGCGATCAAGATGGACGACAGCTTCCTGACGTACGACTTGACCTTGAACTACCCTGATGGGTTGCTGCGTTTCTCGTTGAACATCGACGAGATCCGTCACGAAGGTGCATTGCTGACCAACTTGGTGGAAATCCCAGTAGGCCTGCTGGAAATCTGGCTCAACGGTCACCCATTGATCGAGAACCTTGACTGGTTCATGGTGGGTAAAGAGATCTGCATCGTCAACAAGGTGTGGCGTAACCGAGACACCACCGCCAACCGCATCACGGTTCGTGGGTCGGGCTTCTGCAACAGCGACATGAGCCGCATCAAACAGGAAGAGTTTGGTTTCGTGGAACAGGGTTACCTGTCTCGCAACAACCGCTGGAACCTGCGTGATGACAAAGTGGTCCGTGTGACTGCTGCCGGTCGTCTGTACTCCACCAGCGAACTGAACTGGACCGAAGACCGTCCCGGTGTCATGTTGCCCGGTGTGGCTAACGGTGCGCCGTACCAGGTGCTCGAGCCGGTCATCCCGCTGCGTGGGGCCACGCTTGAAGACACGTACGCCATGCGTGCATTGGCTCAGGCTACCGACGAGCAGATCGAAAACTTCATGACCGAGAAGATGGGTGAGGTGGTCCTTGATGGGCCAAACATCATCCCTGGTCCGCACGTGCTGTACAGTCCGTTCATCAGCAAGATCATGCACGACTTGGACGCCGGGTACATCCCTGAATCCGAGATCGACAATGCTCAGTACAACGATGCCCACGTGAAATCATTGTGCGCTGACTATGAATGGTTGCTCCCGTACGAACCTACTGCGAAGTTTGTCAACAACGACTACATCAACGTGCACCCACACGAGTCGTACGAGACCTTCGTCTTGGGTCTGTACCAGTACAACTTCCTGCGCCGCGTCGTCAAGATCTACTTGAAAGACAAAGTCAACATCAGTCCGTTCATCTCGATCCGACCTCTGTCGTAAGTCCGACGATTACATGGAGCACGGGGGCAGCACCCCCGTGATTGATACACATGGTTGATACCGCCAATAACACCGCACTCGTCGCCTCCAACGGCACGACGCTGCTGGTCGAGACGACTGAGATCCCAGACATCGGTTATTCCGATTTGAACCGGGGTTTCAAGGTCTGGAACATCAGCGAAATCTTTACCGGTAAAACCGGCACAGGTCACTGGTGCCCTAATGTCGACGACATGATCGTGGACTGGGCTACCGGGTTCCGCCGTGTCACTACCATCGACATTACCACCGGCTTGAGCAAATCGATCCCGTGGACCCTGCAACCTGCCAGCGACACCGGCGTGGCTGTGGACGTGTTGCTCGGTGTGGGCACAGGCGCTCAATCGGAAACGTGGCGTGTGTACATTGACACCCGTCAAATGCCGTACTCGTTGCAAGTGGACGGGCGACTGCACCTGTACCGCTCCGATGCCAGCCACTACAAAGTGTTCATGGGTACCGACATCAGCGAAGTCACCGGCGAAGTGATCAGTTCGTACTTCACCGAGTCCGAAGAGTTCAAGGGGGAGAACATCCCGTTGGAACTGGTGGCCACTGACGACATCAACAATAAGGCGATCTGGGCCCCAAAAGCTGGTAACACCAACCGGGCGATCGTGGACGGTGAACCTGTGACCGTTGTGCTTTACGGTGCTGCGGGTCCGTTGTCTCATGCGACCATGCTGGTGCAGAACACTGCACTGGTGCGACGTTCGGAAGCAGGCCTTAAAGCGGTCAGGTCGATCGAGGTGGTCAGCCCGTTCCTGTCTGACTCCGATCCGACCATGTTGATCGTGCCCATCAACGCTGACATCAAAACGCTGGCGATCTCTTCTCAGGTGCGTTACAACACCGGCGAAGTCGTTGACGTGCCGATCACGTTGGATGGCAAGGGCAAGATGAGCCTGCACGGGCTTCAGTGGTTTGACCCGACCATTCAGGGTTACCCGAAGAAGTTGACCCTCGCCTATCGCCTGTCCGATGACGAAACCTCGTTGGAACACGGCGTGACCGAGAACGGCTTCATCACCGAACCGTACAGCATCAAGGCCGGTCCAGTGGACAACGCGTACAGCATGAAGCTGTACATCTACCCAACCTGGAACACCGCCGCCAGTCGCTACGACTTGGACTTCTGGCTCTACAGCATCGACCGCGACGTCTACTACCGCTTGCCTCGCAACGTGGTGGAAGCACCGGACGAATCCATGCTGTTCGACGGTCAGCTGTACAGCAACCGTCAGCGCCTGAAGTTTGCTGTGGAACTGAGCAAAGTCGATCCGACCTTTACCAGTCACCGTCACGTGCAATCGTGCGAGATCGTGCTCAACCAGTCCGGTATCGAAAAGGGCACCAAGTGGCAAGTCAAGTTGGACTCCACCATGGCCGTGTTCTACGGCGATGGCGTCAAGGCCAGCAACCGCTTTGTCAACGTCAACCTGTCGTACCTGACCGTGTCCAATGGCGCGGCCAACGTCACCGACTGGCTGAACAAAGTGTTCTACGCTGTCAACCCTCTGTTTGATGACACCAGTGAAGTCCAAGCACCACTGCCGACTCACTTCATCATCCAAACCAAAGGACGCGAGTACGAGTTCGCGCTGAGCCAGTGGAATCAGGAGTTTGCAATCCTGAACGACGTGGCTATCGGCGAGACCGTCTACATCCGCTGGATTCGCGACACGTCCAACACCCGTCTGGAACTGGGTGTCACGGGCTTGGCTGTGGAACAGAGCAACTAACCCTCAGCATGGGCAGCGGGGGCCGCAAGGCTCCCGTTGATTATTCATGGAAACGATTCTATTCGACCAAGACTGGGACCGTTACCCCACGGCGATCTGGGACACGAAGACTAAGAACGAGACGTTCTTGGAATTCTCTGCCCTGCTCAAATCCATGGGGGTGCGTAACCACCTGTTTATGCTGGCGTTGATGCAACCTGAACTTCAGGGCGTTGACCCCTTCGATGAAGCCAACCTGACGGCCGAGCAAAAGCTGGCCATCCGGGTGGAATGTACGTTCAACCCGTGGTACTTCATCCGTGAAATCATGCGCGTACCGCCTGCGGCGGGTGACGTGCCGGTCCCGCTGATTGCTAACCGGGGCAACATCTCGCTGTGGTGGAGTTTCCTGAACCACATCGACTATTTCCTTGTGCAGATTCGTCAGACCGGTAAGTCACTGAACTCTGACGGAATCAGCGTGTGGTACCAAGTGTTCGGTGCCCGAAACGCCCGCTCTAACTTGTTCACCAAGGGTGACCTGTTTAAAGCGCACATTGACCGCCTTAAGAAACTGCGGGCCCTCTTGCCCAAGTACTTGGTACGAATCACCAAGAAGGACACCGACAACCAGAAGGAATTCACCAACCTTGCCCAAGGCAACCGGATGGTGGTGTACATTCCTCAGAAAGACGAAGACGCTGCCCGGAACCTGGGTCGTGGTCTGACCGTTCCCCACAGCCACACGGACGAAATCGCGTTCCTGAAGAACGTGCACATCTCCCTCGGTGTTATGCTCGCGGGTGGTGGTGCGGCCCGTGAGGAAGCCAAACGTAACGGCCTGCCATTCGGGAACATCTTCACCACAACGGCGGGGATGCTCGATTCGACCGAAGGCGCGTACGCGTACAAGATGATGACCAGTGGCGCTGAGTGGGACGACTTGTTCTACGACAGCGTGGACCAGCAAGACCTGTACGACACTGTACGGGCCAACTCGACGAACAAAGAGTCCTTGCTCATCAACGGGACCTTCAACCACCGTCAACTGGGCTTTGATGACCAGTGGCTGCGTACGAAGATTGCCGAATCGCGTCAGACTGGCGATGAAGTGCGTCGAGATTACCTCAATGAATGGACCTCGGGTACCTTGAGTAACCCCTTGTCCAAGAAGTTGCTGCGTAAGATCCACGACAGCGTCACCCCGCCGCTCTACTCGGAGAAGTTCGAGAAAGAGAAGTTCATCATCCGCTGGCAGATCCCTGAACGCGAAGTGAAGAACGGCATCTTGGGCCGGGAAATGACGATGGGGGTTGACACCTCTAACGCCACCGGTCGAGACAACATCACCGGCGTGATCTTGGACAACAGTACACTGGAGGTGCTGGGCGTCTGGACGGTGAACGATTCCAACCTGCAACACTTCTCGGCATGGCTGGCGCGTTTGATTGCCCGTCATCCGACCTTGACCGTGATCGGTGAAGCGAAGTCGACGTGGATTGCGATCCTGGACTACCTGCTGCTGCACTTGCCTATCTACGGCGTGGACCCAGCAGAGCGTCTGTACTCGCGTGTCGTTGATGAGAAGGAAGAATCGGAAGGTGGGCGTCGGCGCTACTCGGCCTTTAAGGCGGATCGGGACAACTACCGCTCGTACCGTAAGGAGTTCGGGTTCCCAACCAACGGACCTCTGCGGGAAATGCTGTACGGTCCGATCATTCAGGAAGCGGCCAAGCGTTCCGGTTCACTGGTACGCGACAAGAAGCTTCAGAACGAGATCGCCAAACTGGTGACCAAGAACAAGCGGATCGACCACGAAGCCAGCGGACACGACGACCACGTTATCTCGTGGCTCATGGCGCACTGGTTCCTGACGTACGCGCAGAACTTGGACCACTACGGCATCGACACCTCCAACGTGAAGCGTCGGGTGTACGAGACCGAGCACAAGCTGACCTGGGTGGAGCAACAGCGTTACAACCATCAAGAGAAGCTGCGTGTGGAGCTGGACGAGTTGACCGAGAAACTGGCCAACACGAAGAACTCCATGGAACAGAAGAAGTTGGAACTGAAGATAGACTTGGTCTTCAACAAGCTGGACACCAACTTCGACGCATCTCGGTTTGCCAACTTGGACCAGATCAAGGAAGACATGGTCGAGAAGGTCAATCTCACCAACCGCAACTTGGGACCGGGTCGGGAAATCGACTTGGGCAATCGTTCGGCAACGACGATCATGCGCCAGAACAAGTACGGCAGTGGGAATCGCAGTGGTGGCTACTCGGGGAACTCACACGCCTCGAGCAAAGCTGTCATGGTACGCTGACAACATACACCCCCAGAGCCACTGCGGCTCTGGGGGTGTATGCCGTTAGTCGTGAAGCATGTTCTGATACAGGTACTGGCCCAGCGCGTCTTGGATGGAACCGGCACGTGAATACAGCGCCGAGAACAGCTCAACGTTGAAGTACAGCTGCATCTCTTGGTCGATGTCCGTCATGATGCGGTGATACGCCTCGTCGACCTTGGAAATCTCCCGGTAGGTCTTCAGGCTTTTGATCCGGCGGTCCATCTTTTCAAACAGGCCGTTCAGGTCTTCGACCACCGCGTCGTACAGGGCGTAGATACTGGCCAACTCACTGACTTCATTGCGGGTGATGCCCGGCACTTGCACGTTGGTGAACTTACCGGCCTTGACTGGCACGTCCACGATCGTGAGCACCTCTTCCCCGAACTGTTTGGTCACCGACAGCGCGGCTGGCTTGGCAAACCCTACCCAGTACACCTGATCGCCTTTAAGGGCCTCTGCGACCGTCTGTGGACGGTCTTTGATCAAGTTGTCGTAGTCTGCCCCTACACCGCGATGATCAGCCAACAGGATCGACTGTGTGGCGTTCAATGCCCAGTCCAGGTACTTCAAGCACGTGGTTTGGGTGAAGTCGATGTACTTGCGGTACTCCATGACTTCATCTTTCATGGCCGCGATCAATTGGTTCTTGTGCAGACTGGCCAAGGGCTTATTGCCGATGGTGAACCAGCCTGCATTGGGCCCTTCGATCACGTTCCACTTTTCATTGAACTTGTACAGCTTGGCATCGTCCGGGTCGGTCAAGGTGTCCAAGACCAACTTACGAAAGGACGCATCCTGCCAAGGCTGACGCTTCAATCGCTGAATAGCCCCACCGCCCGTCTGCCGTAACCACATCCGAAGCTTGGCCAGCGTGTCTGAGTAAACAGTGGCCAGTCCTTCCATGGCGACGGTGTTGTGTTTGCGCATCTCGATCAGTTGCGCGACAGCGTCGATCTTCTCCATGTCAGTTCTTCCGGTAGTGAGACATTGTGACGGTACGCAGGACTAAGTAAAGCAACACGCCTGTGCGGATAGAGGAGACCAGCGCCGAGTTCTTGGTCTTGACAGCCTTAAGCACGACCTTCTCCCCGATGTCACGGATGTCGAGCAGCAAGGGGTTCGCTGCACGGCTGGCCGTGTACAGGTTACGCAGCTTGGACAGCAGCGTTGGGATGTCCCGGCTGTTGACGGTGTCGCGACTGGAGGAGATGAACTCGAACAAGTGCTCCAGCACCAAGTCCGTGAGCTTGGCTACGTTCTTGTCGCCTTTGAGGCCGGAGTTGGCCACCATGTATTCCAGCGTAGTGATCATGTTGGCGTACGGCAGCTTGGGCATGGAGCCTACCACGATCTCGGAGAGTTCCTTGATAATGAAGCTGTTCTTGTCCGCCATGACGTCGTTGAGGTAGCGACGGTACGTCGAATACACATTGCGCTTGTTTTTTACTAATACTTCTCCATCTATTGTAACGGTGTTGCTATTGGTGCGGATGAGGGCCGTTGGGTCACGACGGACGATCTCGAACTCATCACGGATGTTCTTGAGGTAGTCCTTGATCCGGCCCTGAATGTCGTTGACCATGTAGATGATGTTGTAATCATCGGTGAACTGCTGGAAGGTCTTGTTCTTGAAGTGCGGGCTCTTGTCGCTCAGCATGTGCTCGGCAAGGTACAGCAGCAGGGCGCCCCAACTGCCCACTTCTTTCAACTTGAACTTCTTGGTCAGACGCGCGTAAGTGGCCACGGCCACCGCTTCGTCAGCACGGTGCGGGAACCAGTAGGCCAGAATCGAGGTGATGAACTTGTATTCCAAGGTCAGCAGGCAATCGACCATTGCGTTGTGCTTCTGCTGCTGCGGGATGTTGCTGTTGTACAGCGCATGGACCAACCACAGGCAAGACAGGTTCATCACGTCCGTGGACACGAAGCGCACTTTCTTGGGGTCGGGTACCAGCGTCTTCAGGGTGAGCAGTTCGTCCTGAAGGGAGACTTCGTCGATGTCTAGCAAGTGGTTGAACCACTCGGCTTTATCGGAGGGCAGGAACTTGACTTCTTGAACGCCCATGAGGTGCCCACCGAAGAAGGCCACGTGGTCTTCGTTCTTGTTGGCGAAATTCTGGCGATACGATTGCAGTTGATAGGCAAACTTGGCGTCTACCTGTAAATGGCTGCAATACTCGTCGAACAGGGACTTGACTGTTTTAACGGTGGACATAATGGGAGCCTGTTGAGTAATTGCTAGAGGAGCTGTCATAAGATTCGAAAAAGTTACCGCAATACATTACAACTGGGAATAAACCTTATCATGTCGGAGTATCAACCCATGTCTAACCCTGCAACCCGCGTTGAATCCAAGGTCATCACCGATGCTGAGTACGTCTACAGCAAACTCAAGCAGCACAAGCCAGCCAAAGGCAAGCTGCTGACGCTGCCGCTTGAAGTGCACCGCAAGCCTATGATCACGGTCAAGGGTCTGGTGCCGGGCGAACCTAAGGCTCAAAAGACTATCTTTGACGACAAAGCCCCGATGATCGAAGAACTCGAGATCGTGGGTTACAGCATCTACCGTGGCGAAAACGCTGGCGGCATGTACGAGCGTGTCGTTGCACACCATCCTGAAAGCCACTCGATGGATGTGATCAAAGTGCAGCAGGACATCTTCAGCGACAAGTCGGTCAAGGAGCGCCTGTTCATCAGCAAGAGCTTCGTGCACGACATGCTGTCAATCGGCGAAGACGACGAAGTTCAAGACGTTGTTGCCAAAAACCCCAAGCTGTCCGATCCAGTCTGGTTCTAAGAACCGGAATTCTAACCCGATCCACTAGGAGATCTTGCGTGTCCAAGTTCGAACATCCCGACTTTTCTATGCACCAAGACGATTTCGATAAGTCCTTGGAGGCTGTCATGCAACAAGAAGAACAACAACGATCTACTCGCGTCAAGCATGCCGACCTGTCCTCGCACCCGATCTACGGGTTGTTGCTGGAAGGACCCGGTGAATTGAACACCCCGCAGGAAGGATCTGTGAAGATGACTCTTACTCCTCACTACGTCCCGGACGTAGACATCGGCAACCGCGTCAAAGCCATCGGCGAGTTCTTCAATTCGTCGCTGACCAATGAACACTGGCAGAAAGTGGCCGATCAGCACCCTGCTGGTCCGCTGATCCGTGATGAGCTGCAAGCAGCCCTCGATGCAACCCTGATGCCCAGCAGCGACTACTGGTCGACCACTGAGCTTCAACCGTTGATGGACCGTCTGGACAAGCTGGGTTTCCAGTGCGCCTTCGACAAGTCCACCATGACCTTCTCGATCATGTTCTCCGAAGCGTGCGAAGTGCGTCTGAACGACGTGCAGCAAGACCTGCGCAACAAGAGCCTGCTCGACAAGATCAACTCGGGCCCCAGCTTCCTGGACGCCAAGCCGAAGGTCGACATGGGTGAAACGGCTACCGGCTGGGTCGACCCTGTCAAGACTTACAACCGCACCCTGATCTGGAAAATCGTGCTCAGCAAGCCTGTGCATAAAACCCCACTGGTTCAACGTATGCCTGCTGCCGTCATGGGCAAAGAATACGTTTACACCGGTTGACCGTTATCTCACTTTAGAACGCCACGGACTCCCCTCACCGGGTCCAGACATCCCCTTAGTCCTTAGGACCCGGTGCTGTGGTGTTCTTTTTTTCATCCCATTAGGAAATCCGTGTCATGAGAAGCGCCACTGTCGAGGAATTGGCAACGGCTTATAAGGCTTACCACACGAAGATGGTCGAGCAGAAAGCCACTCACGGAGGCATGTACATGGACCATGCCTGTTGCGCCATTCTGGCCAAGGTGTGTAACCTCGCTGAGACAGTCATGTACAGCACCCTCTACTACTACAACCTCGTCAACCCGTTGCCGGAGATCAAGCGTGCTTTCAGGCAACAGGGACTTACCCTCAAGTACACGATCAAGAACCGCAGCTACTTCTTCCATGTGGCCTTGGCAAACGTCGCCGGAACTTACACGGTGCGCATTCCTTTCCCACACCCAGCTGCTATTTTCCAACCTTCCTGTGAGACCGTTCACTAACAAGAGATCGCCTTATGCTGAGCCGTACCGAGCCACACCCGAACATCACCGAGTACAACCCTACGATCCGTCAAGTAGCTCAGGAATACCTGAAGCTTGTCGAATGGATCAAAACCAATGGCATCGACAGCACTGAAGACGTGTTGCCGGATCTCAAGCGCCTTGCCCGCACCATGCTTCACTACGTCTGCAACATCGACCCCATGGACGTGGTGGACACAGAGTTCTGGAACAAGATGCTTCGGCCTTGCCCAAGCGTTGTGGGCGAGTTCTTGGACTACGGCATCACGCTGAGCCATCGGGTAGAGGAGGGCACGTACCACTTCTCCCTGATTGCCAACAAGGATCGAGTTGACTTTGGGTTGACCTTTGATTGGCCTGATCAAGCAGTGCAGGCCACCGGTGTGTCAAAGACAGCTGTCAACTAAGCTGACGGCATAAACGGGCACCCTTCGGGGTGCCTTGTTTTGCCCTTTTACTTTTTTATTTGGTTGACTTCTATCTTATGCTCAGAGTTACCCTTTTTTTGGAGAAGGAAGGAAAGGGGGTAGCTTTAAGACGAACGTAGTGAGGATTAAAGCTGGGGGATAGGTAGGTTGAGGAATAAGCTTCTGTGGGTTGACTTCCGTAGGGAGGGTACCGAGCGGAGAGAAGGCACACCCCAACGATGCTCTTCAGTGGGGCGTAGCCCCACCTTATAGAAGGAGCAAAACAAGCGCATCAAAGTATATTTTAGATCAGTAATTAAATACACACTCACTCTAGCCAGCCCCAAGGCTGGTCTTTATGCTATGTGAACACTTCCTCATCCCTAAATTTTCAAGGTCGACCCGCATGAGAGTTAACTGGTTTCCCTCAATGGAAGAACTGGCAGCTGACCCCAGTTACACTGAAGCCCCAGCTGTCGCTGTACAAGTAGCCGACTTTGGCAAGCCACCAGACAACGTGACTGAAGATCTGGTGCAGAACGGCTTTGTCGTCCGTCAGGTCTACAACGCTGAAGATTTGACCAACACCGTGAACAACGGCGTCTTTACCAAGGGTGAAGATCAGAAGTCCCACGAAGGCCAAGTGCTGACCGCGGTGACCAAGTGGCCAGATGCAGTGACTATCCCGGATGGTGGGCACGTACTGGCCATGGACATGCCACCTGAAGAACTCAAGTTGATTCAAGACGAAGGTTACCAACTGCACACCTCCGTGGAGTCCTTCGTCGCCAGCATCCGCAGCCGCTAACGGCATAGACCTCCACTGGGCCGTGATAGCCCAGTGGAGTCACTATTACCGACGAGCACCCACGGTGTAGCGCATGTGACGCTTGTTCTTCTCACGGTCGTTCATGTGAGCCACGACCCGCCAGTTGTCCCGCATGTGTTCTTTGTACAGCTGGTTGGAGTCTGCGTAGCCGTCAATGATCTCACGGATACGGCCAATGGACGCACCGGCTTTGATCGCACCTTCGTCCAGCGAGACAATGGTGTTGTTGTAGACGTACGCCTTGGCAGCCAGAATGACCAGCTCAGTGAACACGTCGTAGTTCTCTGGGGCGATGTTGGCCAAGTTAGGCTCATGGGTGACTTGGCAACGCAGGTACAGTGCACCCGGTTGTTGGCCCATGTTACTGACCAGCACGGTGTTCTCCCCGATGAGGCTCACGAACGCGGTCTGGACTTGAGTCCACGGCATGTTCGATTGCAGCACACCGGCAGCTGCGTCCAATGCAGCCGAGCTGTCAGAGGTCCCGTTGTAGCTGGTCCCCAATACACTGCCCTGACCGAAGGAGAGGCTGTACACGGCCGTGATGGTCCGCCCCCCGGTCCTTTCCTTAGGAATGCGGTAGATCATGCTCCAGGGGTCAATGCGCTCCACTGGCAGACCGTTCAGGGACACCACGTTCTCAACCCCGGAACACAGGTTGATGTCAACCATGACCCGTGCGTCGATGATAGCCCGACGAATCATGGCATCGGTGGAGACCCCACTGCGGTTCTCACGTGTGAAGTTTTGTTTGGCGGGATTATACCGCCGCGGTGCGAACGCAAGTTCTAACACCTCCGGGTTAATCTCGAACTTGACACGGTCAAGCGCGATCGAAAGAATGTCCATGGTATAACCTCGTTATATTTTACAACCTACACAAGATGGCTCGACATTCCACGGTTTTAAAATGCTACATCATCTCTTTGTATAGCGGAAACGAATTCTCACCTTGCAATACCTCAATTAACCAAGGAGCGTTACCTGATGTCCAATGAAATTCTCTCCACTCGCGAAGTCGGCACCGTAGCTATCTGGGGCTGTGGTGGTGGCGGTTCCAACATTGCCAAGAAATTCGATTCCGAACCGGTGCAAGCTGATATCGCCAAGCTGAGCGTGCGTTACCTCGACACCAGCGACTCGAACCTCACCGACAGCCAGGTCAAGAACGCGTACCTGTTCAAGTCCATCGAGGGCGAAGAACTTGACGGCTCTGGCATGCTCAAGTCCAAGAACGCCGAAGCGATCGAAAAGGCCACGCCTGAAGTGATCCGCAAGTTCCCAGCGGCCTACGCCAACATCGTGGTCTCCACGGCGTCGGGCGGCACTGGCAACGTGGCGGCGTACTACCTGACCAAAGCGCTGCTCGAAGCGGGCAAGCGCGTCTTCGTCGTGCTGATCGGTTCTTCCGAGAACGAGCGCAAGGTCAAGAACGTCATCACGTCGGTGGCGAACCTGCAAGACCTGTCCGAAGAGCTGGGCAAGAACATCGTCTTCCACTGGGGCATGAACAAGAAGGGCGTAGCACGCTCGGCTGTGGATGCTGAAGCTGAACTGATGATCACTGCCCTGGCCATCCTGTGCTCACGCCGCAACGTCGGCTTCGACACGGCTGACTTGGACAGCTTCATCAACTACAACCTGGTCAAGCCTGAGTTCAAACCTGCTCTGTCCCGCATCCAGGTGTACGACAGCGCCGAGAAGTTTGACGAAGAGCAGAAGAACGTCATTTCGGCGGCCTATCTGACCCGCAGCCCGGACGATGAGCAGCCAACGGTCTTTGCTCCGTACTCCACCGACGGCTTCTTGCCAAACGTGGCGCAAAAGAACAACCTGTTCTTCGCGATCGAAACGCACTCGCTGCACGGCATCCACAAGGAACTGGCCGCGTTGCACAGTGAACTCGAAGCTGCCGAGAAGAACCGTACCACCAACACCACGGCGTCCTTCGCCGGGCTGACTGGCGTTGCGGGCAAGAAGAAGAAAGGTCCGATCCTGGACTGATCAACCCCCTGTGCCGCTAGGGAGCAATCCCTAGCGGACTTATGCGCTTGAGGTACACCATGAAGATGACGGTACTCAAAACGGCTCAGACGATGGCTGAGATCGAATTGATGGGAATCTACATCAAGGAGTCTGATGACACCTCCCTCAACAACTTCTACGACAGCTTTTACTCGCTGTTGGAAATGCCCATCCACCGCCGTGAAAACATCACGGCTACGCTGAACCGCGTCGATCTTGACCACGACCAGTATTACCATGTGATCGCTGTCTTGCTGGAAGACGGGCGTCAGTTCAGCGTCGATGACCGCCATACGCTGTCGAACATCTTGGGCGATCTGGATGCCAGCACCAAAGAAACAGAGCAAGAAGCCAAGAAGTGGCGAGCACTGGTAGGTTTGGCGGGTAAGGAAAAGGTCCAGCTCTTCCTGAATGACCGTGAGCGCGGTTACTGGGGTTCCGTGGAATCTGCTGAAGACTTCCAGAAGTTCCATCAATACATCGAACATGAAGTGGCCGATACTGAGTTCGGTGAATACGGCAAACGTCTGGACACGGCTTTCAAAGAAGCCATGGCTAACGGCTCTGTCCCACCGCTGCGCAAGATCCGTTTAGGGAAACGCGAGTCATGAAAAGTCGTCCGACCCCTGAAACGGAAGCCGCGTGGAACGAAGCACTGTTCCCACAAAACACTGGCAAACGCCCTGACCATGTTGTCATTGGCGGCGTTGTAACACGCAGTAAGCGGGGATGCAGCGGTGTCCCTGTAGATGCCTACGTGGAAATGCACTCCAAGAAACGCTTGGTGCAGACCAGTCCACCGTACCCGACACAAACCGAAGCGCTGGAAGCAGCCGATGCTATCCTGCACTCTGACTTCTGTGATTACGCCTACGTGACCGAAGACAACCGCACCGTTGGTATCTTCGACTACTACGATGTGACACCAGACCAACCCGTCAAACCCGGCCAACGACGCGTGCGCATCCCGTCGTTCAATGGCCCTGATAAACAGGCAGACTGACATGGGCTACAAAGAGAACATCCGCCGCACCCAAATCGAACTGGCTGTCTCCGTACAGCGTCAGTCCTCTTGGCCTAATCGCATGAAGTCCTCGCGATGGGATCTGCTCAACAAACTGCACAAGTACTCGCGTCAAGTGGGCAACTGTGTATTCGACGACCGCGCCACCCCAAAAACTCTGGGCGTCAATGTGGGTTACGCGGGTAAAAAGCTCAAGGCCAAGATGCTCGAAGTGGATTCGTTCCATTTGGGCAAGAAACGCCCGAAGGTCTCTCGCCGTTTCGAAAACGCTTTCACCTTCGGCACTCACAGCGGGCTGCGCATCGTGTGTCGTGACAAAGCGGTGCCTGCCGCACCACTAGAGCCCTTCCTTTTGGACGGTGTCGTACAGGTCCTGGTTCTGCGTAACCACAAGAAGGGCTCCTTCACGTTCTTCAACCGTGCCAACGAAGCGGTGCTCAAGATTCCATACGTCTGTGACGATACATTATCAGGTGATCAAGCGATTGAGGCATGGAAAGACCTGACCACTTCGTCGCGCACTGGCGAAGGTCGTCCTTTCTTCCGTGAAGCCATGATCCGCCGTCAAGCCCCTGACCGCGCTACCGGCGAAGCCGCTGCGGTACGCACTGGCGAACTTTAACACCGACCTTTAAACAGGAGACATCATGTCCAACATCTTCAAATGCGAGCGCTGCGGTTGCTGCGATTCCATTCATGCCACTCAGACCACCAACGCCGGTTACCTGTGCGGTGAATGTCTGACGGGCGAATGGCACGGCCAGTTCCCGAAAGAGCAGTACAGCTTCGAAGCCCATGGTCCTGCGTTGAACGTGGCTGACCCGGTGTCGGGTGATAACTACGGCTTCAGTTAGTCCATCGGTCAGACGGGGGTAACACCCCGTCTGATACGGCTTTTATTTTCTCTTCTTTGTAAGCGGTAAAAAGATACATTACATGGATATACTGTAGGGACCCCAAGGGTATTCCATGAAAATCAATTCTAAGGCCCCTACGGGCTTCATCCTCGATCTTTCGCTACTGATGGACACCGTGGATGCCGAGCGCACCATATCGCCTCTTACGTGGCAATTCGTGATCGAACAAGACCTGGTCAACAAATGCGGTTGGTTAGTGCTAGAGCCTTCGGTTCTGCCAGACTCCCTGCTCAGTCAAGCTAGGCTCATCACGTTCTTGCAAGACCATCAGAAGTTCAACATCGTTAATTGCATCCCAGGACAACTAGTTCTCTACCTACGCAAGTTTGGGGTGGAGATTAAGATGAGCGGCAACACACTGTTCATCGTCAAGAAATAACCTGCCTTCGCTTAGGGGAATTAGCTTGTGAAATCTTACCGGATTCCATTCAATCAGTTGGTCAGTATTTTGGCCGATCAAAAGGAACGGCTGCAAGAAGACAAATTAGCCTCGCCTTTTGACAACGCCGATGACCGCAAACTGTCGGAAGCCGCTGGCGAGTACTTGAAGCTTTACATTCAACGGCTCCAACGTTATCGCCACGGTCTGCGGGACGATCCTTTCAAGAAGATGCTCTCGATCGTAGGCTACAACCTGCGCAAGATGAAGCTGTCGGAGTACGAGGACCTTCTGGCCGACTTCGACGACTTCGAGCTGCGCTTGAACCAGTTCGCCGACTACCTGTTGTCAAGCTTTGGCAACCGGCTGTCATGGTGCGAAACCACGATCAACGTGGACAACGATGCGGAAGAGATCGTACTGGCCATTGGTCAGGATTACCGCATCAGCCAGTACTACGTGTTGACGAAGGAAATCGCCAACCTAGCTCGTATCCCCGTGGTTCGAATGCCACGTGTGATCGAGGAAATTGATGATCTCGCTGACGTAGAGAATACGGTCTTTGAGTTCGTGGACGGGATTTTTCGACAAGTCGAGGATTCAGCCGTGCGCGATGAACTCAAGAAGAAGCTCATCGATTATATCGCTGCGAAGAACTGAACCATGAACGTCCTCATCGAAGTCGATCCTTTGACTGACCAGATAAGTGACTTTCTGCAACGAGAGCTAAGTGGCATGATCTGGGACGCCAACATCCAGGCAATCGTCAACGAGGCCATTGAGTTCTTCAACGGAGGCGGCATGGACGCCGCAACCGACAGCATCTTTGAAGCCTTTCGTAAGAAGGGTTTGTGGGTCAGCGACAACGTTCAGGCAATCGACAACATTCTCGATTGCTTTCGTAGGCTGTTCACATTTAGCGGCAAACCGGGGAGTCATGTGCAAGTGGACTACGACAGCGTGAGCAACACGGCGATTGTGAAAACAGTACCTGTGGTCGTGAGAACTGATGCGTATCTCGACAATCTGAAGGAAGACTTTAATCATGCGCTCGAGCGTAGCGATTTCATTCCCGAAAGATTGCGCCGTGCTTTCGAAGAAATATCCCGATAACTTCTCCAACTATACAGTGACTCAAGTCACGGTCAATTTAGGATCTTCCCGCCCATGCTACGTTTTAATGGAGTGCCCAGTCGATGCAGATGACCTACGGCGCCACCAGCGAGACCTCCGCCGTGTCGGTGCGGACCTTTCTGTTGAGGCCATCCTTAACTGGGCGCTTTTAGCCAACAGCACACTTGACATGGAACCAGTCGCCGCCGCTTTAGTCCGTTTACACGCTGTAGATTTCTCAGCGTTTCTCCCAGTCGTCTCAGTGATCCTCTCCGAGCTTGGCAGTCTTATGCAGCCCATGTTCTACGGAATGAAGGTACGTTGTACGGTATTGGAATATCAGGACGGCTCGATGGTAGTGGAAGTGAAGAATGTCATTAACGAGAAACACCTTACTCATTGTACCCATTGAGTACTCTGAGGCTTTTAGCATGATCGGCCGCAACTTAGCCGACCAGCTAGGAGCCTCAGAGCTTCTTTATGCCGCTGTAGCTTACTTTTCGTTCGATGAGGAGTTCTACGCACAATCGATGATCGACGCTAATCCAGAACTGGAAGAGGAGATCATGTGGTGGTTGGATG